ATTTTGTAAAAGAGTAAAGATTTTGTAAAAGAGTAAAGATTTTGTAAAAGAGTAAAGATTTTGTAAAAGAGTAAAGATTTTGTAAAAGAGTAAAGATTTTGTAAAAGAGTAAAGATTTTGTAAAAGATTGTATTTTTATAATTATTGGTTTTACCAATTATTTCTTTCTAAAAGCACTGAGCTTCAAAACCTGTAATTCGTTAAACCCAATGTTCTTCACAATTGAAGCAAAGGTTTCTTCTCCGAGAACAAATAGTTCAGAGAGTTGAGAGACTCCATTTTCTAACAACACATTCGCAATTTTCTCAGCTGGTTCTCCGAATGAGATTTTAGCATCGATGAGTTCAGTCGCGAGTGCTTGAAGATGGTCAGACACCTGAGCAGGGGTTGGTTCCCCAAGAATCGGACATTCTCCTCCACATTCAGTGCATCTGACTACTAGAGGCCAAAGTCCAAGATGATCGACGGGTCTTTGACATTCGTCGCACGTGTTCCAGATAAAGTTCATGAAATCTTGATTTCCTGTTAAACAATTGACGACGTCTTGATGGAATGCCTTCGGCTTAGGTGGAATACTCCGTTTTTTCATGATACCATTACGAAAAAATGCCTTTATCTTAGAGGAAAGATGGCGCAATTCATCAATATCACGACTACGAACACTAGCGAGCTTTTTAACTGATTTCTCATCAATGATACCAATCCTGCGAAGACTCTGTTTGTAGCTTTCCTCATCATCCACGGAACGCGGAAGGAGATTTTGGAGGATAAAAATCGCAACTTCGAGTATTGCTTCTGCCAGTTTCAGATGTGTAGGATCGTACTTCTCAATGCAACATTTAAACTTGGAATTTGGTTTTTCGTTTTTATCCATCGTGTATCTTTTCCTCTCTAAAATCATCCCATTAAATTCCCCTGAAAAGAGCCTTATTTGCCCAGTCCCTTTATATTTCTCATCAGTGGATGTTTTGACAACTCTGGCTTTATCATTCGCATCTCTGGCTTTATCATTCGCATCTTTGGCTTTATGATTCGCATCTCTGGCTTTATGATTCGCATCTCTGGCTTCATCAGTAGCTTCATCAGTAGCTTTATCGGCAACGGATTTAAGAAATTCGGCTTCATCAGTAGCTTTATCGGCAACGGATTTAAGAAATTCGGCTTTAGCAGCAATGGAACTGACAACATTGGCTTTAGCAGCCATGCATTCAGCGAAAGCCTTGGCTTTCTCAGTAGCTTTGGTTTTAGCGGCAGCCTGAGCTTTAACAGCTGCATCATGAGCTTCTTCATCCGTTTTTTTATACTTTTTGGTGTTAAACAGAGGAGAAACAGCAGCATTTAAAAGACTAATTAAATCGGTACATTCAAAGAAATCCCTACTAATTGTTCCAAGTGATAATCTGAGTTTTTCCACCTGATTCATAGACAAATACAGTAAAATAATACCTAAATTCTTAAAAAACAAATTAACCAAATCACTTGGATAGTTAATCCGTTCATATTCAAATCTCATGTTGATTTTATCTGTATATCGCATATTACAATAGAAATAATACTCCTCCTCGGTGAGTTCTTGTTTTAGTTCTAGTTTTCGTCTTATTTGACTTTGACTTATTTGACTTTCTGTCATCAGAGATAATACTGTTAAGCAATATCATAATTTTGTAATATTTACCCATCAATTTTTTCAAATTGATGGGTAAATATTACAGTCATAACTATTTTACCTAAAATAGGCTTACCGCATCCATTTTATAAAATCAAAAACTCTAAGTTCCCCCCAAGCATTCCCAATAGTTATGATAATCATAATGACAGCGTCCTTTCGGCTCCGACCTCTCTAATAAATTCAATTCCGCGTTTGTCCCAGCATACAAGCACCTCGAAAATTGTAAAATGACCTCTTTCAATACTACAACCAAACCGACCACGCCAAGTAATATTACGAAAAACCGCATATCTCTCCGTATTTCTCCAATATGCGACAAATAGCAAATATAACAAAAAACAAAGATATAAAAAAAGCACACGAACGTCAGCGTTAAGTGAAAATATCGAACAAATTTATAAAATCCATATGCGTTATCAACGAACTCATTTATCTTTTTATCATCGCGCGAGTGGTTCTTTTTATTCAAATAATCGCACAAATCTTTGAAGAAAATGAAAATAAAAATAATTATATTCACTCCTGCTATAAATTTTATATACACATACCTATTCGCAAATAATAAGAAAAGTATTATGTTGAAAACGATATATGTTATAAACATTGAAAACCGCGCAAGATTTGTAATTCCCATAACTTTTTTTAGAAAAAAAAGTTATTTATAAAATCATTTATTTCGCCGGTTGATAAATAAAATTACATTTCTTTTTAATTGCCTCATCAATGTTCCATGTCAGATAAGAATCCCGATTGCTAAAATTCATAATAATTATATCATTCGCATAATCCAATTTGAATTCCGGCGACATCATCGCCGTATTCTGCGTAAAAAGGAAATAAACAACCTTCGATGATATCTTAACATTTATATCATTACGGTTATTCTTAATATCCATCATAAACAACTCCAATAAATTACCACCAGCCTCCTCTCCAACCATGATTATATTCTTTATACTTCCATATTCCGATACAATATCAATCACATATGAATACAACATATTCCGAAAATACTTCGCATACATTGAATAATAATGAGTATCATAAATCATACAATCCTCCGTTATATCACTAACAGAACTCCCTGTCCTGTTCCGATTCGCAAATATATCTCCGTCATATTTCTTCGAAATAACAATATACAAATTCTTATAGTCATTCCCCTTCCGACAACATATATAACCCACAATTTCACTCCCGTAATATATAAAACCCATCATATCATATAAAGGACTCTCTAACCGAATTAACCGGAAATGAAATCCAACCTTCTTAAATATATAATTTGGCGAATAGAATTTAATTGCCTTCTTACAATAAGGCTCTATACTACACATTTTATCAACAACAATTCCGGTCTTATCACTCAATTTTTCCACCATTTCATCTCTAAAAGACTCTTTGTATTTAGAATAGTTCAGCTTCTTCTCCCATTTCTCGCCAATCATCTGATTAAAAATGTTCAAATGATTCAAAAAATATTCAATTCCAGACTCAATATCAATCTTTTTTGAGCTCAAAAAATCCACAATCTTCTGTCCGATAACAATGTTCGTTATAAATTTATTTATGTAATCATTCATTCTATTTATACAAACGATTTTTTTAATCTATTTTTATCGTAAAAAATCAACTAATACTTTTTCTTTTGTATGACAATCCACCATCTTATGAATTTGTATCAGATTTTTCATAAAAATAATTAATCTCATCCGATACTCTTTCCGAATATCAACATTCCCAAACTGCGAGTATATCCGCTTCATCTTCGGCCCATCCACAGATATAAGTATCTTCTTCGTTTCTCCCATTTCAATCTTTATATGTCCAGTGATACAAACTTCCCTAAATAGAGATACATCTTCCGGAGGATTAATATATACTTTTATCTCACCATCCCTCGCCACTTCATAATAATAAGACACTTCCACCATAGCCCCATCCCTCTTCATAGAAGCTGGTAATGATGATAACAATGGCGACTGATATATCTTCTTATAATCATACTCCTTCAATTCATTTCCCCCAGAAAATAATAGTGGGGCCTCCTCAATCATAACTCGCGTAATATCTCGCAAATACAAAGGGACCCTCCGGATTACCAAATCATATCCAACCTTCGTTTCAGAAATTAACGGCCGATTATAACAATTCAGGCTCAGCGAAATCTTTGGATGACGAATATTAGACACCCCTACAAAGCGGTCGAAACCAAATTCGCGACACTCCCCCTGTGTAAATAAAAACTCATAATTCTTCTTCAAGAAATGTAGGTCGTGTAATTGCTTCCTCGAAACCCTCCCTAAATCAATGTCCTTTATATTGTCCCGAATCATCTCCAATTTCAATTGGATAACCGGACATCCCAAAAAATATATGCGATTCTCCGGATTAAAAACGACATCGTCCATATTTTCCACAGAATACCCAATCCGCTTACACTCCCCCGCAAATATGTCAATATATCGCCCCGCCTTCAATCCACTGACCGAATACTTCGGAAAATTGTTCAGAATAGTTAAAGGTTCAGCAATAGTTCTAGGTTCTTCCCTCATCGCTTCCTTCATCTTCTTCTGCTTTTCATACATCTCTGGAATCATCGGAAAATAATACTCCTCATTTCCATAATATGTCTTCCCAAAATCATCAAAAATACCGGACACACCAACAGCCGGATAAAAATCCTTTATTTCTCCTTCGTGGTCCAGAACTAAGAAATCCACGTCGGCGCAATCTCGCACATTATAAGCGCTCTTTATCACGCTCCCCGCCAACAAATAATTCATTGAATGCGCAACATTCCTCTGTAAAAAGGCTTCGAATGTCAGCAGATAAACGTATAAATGATTATAAATAACGTCGTGTTTCCTCTCGTTCAAAAAACGGACTGTTGGAGGATGAAATAGCAACTTGAATCCACTAACCGCATCCATTATACGAAATCCACTTAGCGACGCCTTCCTGACGCGTGGATCGAACACCAAATAAACGTAAAACTCATATTCACACTTTGGCTCATCTTCCACAAAAGGAACTGCCGTCGTCATATGATTATCATAATTCAATAACTGCCAAAAATTGAAGAGACCATCCCGCATCAAATGAACGCGCCTCTTATGAATTAATGTAGCCCCCTTCATATCATCAATCTGCTTCTCGCTAATAAACATCATCGCATCATCAGTAGATTGAACGAATAAAAATAGTAAATAAAAGACAACATTTTCCCCATGACGCGACTCTACTTCATCCCAAGATTTGGGGGCTTCATCATCAAAAAAGGCGTGAATTTTTTTCGAAAATGATGAATAGTTCTTCCGTTTTTTCGTAAGACGATTGAAAATCATTTGAATAATAGACCGAATAATCCTAAAATCGACAGTTTTCAACTGGGATAAAATATGGGACGCGTCTTTATCCAATATGACATTGCTATCTACTCGTTTAAGACATAGTGGAACAAGTTTATCACTGGAAAATGTCTTTTTATCAAATACGGTCCTATCTAATAAAATCTTCTGAATCTTTTTGGAATAATCTAATTTATCCACGATTTTATAATTTATTTCTTCCTGATATGTTTTTAATTTATCAAGAATATTTTTATTATGTTCTAAAATATGTTGTGTATCCATTTTTATATTATAAAAGACAATTCCTTTTAAGTTGTTGTTCCGCTATTGGTTCAAGCTTATACAATCACTACAAATCAAACCAAATTCTTCAACAAATGACATATCATTTGATGAGCATCCACAAATAGAACATTCCACGTAATCGCGAAAATGAGAATTGTGTTGATTGTGATTTGCGCAATCTTGGTGAAAACGCATTCCATCAACTTCAACCGCATTGTTTCCTTCAATTGGGTTTCCACAAGCAGGACACCCGCTTTCGCGCCTTCGCATACAATCCACATCGAAGCAAGAACCCTGAATTGTTTCGCTACCACATAGAGAACAAGGTTCCGGACAATAATCTGGTTGTTCTGCTGGTCCACTTTCCATAATCGCACGACGACGTTCCTCGTCTTCTTGAACATTCTGGCTAAGAATTGTGCGCATTTCTTCGAAGACAAACGCAAAGTCGGATTCTGGATTTGGGAACCAACTCTTTGGAAGTCGTTCATATGACAAGTAGTAAAGAATCCACAATAGACCGGAAATACGAATGCGCATACTTCGAAAATCGGAACATCCATTGTAAATGTCATCTCGTGTTTTTCTCGTTGATTTAAAAAACTGAATGAATGATTGACTTTCCATAAGATTCTGAATATAATCAAATTCATCTCGATTCAGCATTTCCCTCATTTTTTGAATGAACACTGGTTCATCAACTACTGGGGAATGGGTTCTAACGAATCCAAGAAGAAATACTCTCAGACGAGTCCATTCATTATTTTTCAAATCATCATGGGACAAACTGATTCCTGCCTCTCGATTTTGTTCCATTCTGATAAACCAGTTAATTTGATGAGCAGAATGTGTTGCGGAGTCTGGCTCTCGATGATTTTTCTTCAAAATTCTCATTTTGATTTTGTATGCGAATGATCGCATAAATTTTTGAATGATCGCAAGTTCTTCATAGAATCTCTTGTATAGTTTCCATTGAGAAAAAACTTTCGATAAAAGTTCTCTATCAGATGTTTCTCTTTGTATGTTTAAGGAATTGAGTCTCAATCGTTTTGCTCTAATTGCAAGTTGTTGTTGTACTGATGACATTTTAATGACTAAAAACTGAATCGTATTTTTAATCAATTTTTATTATTTAAACAAAATATGAAACATCTCAAAAAAGCAGAGTTATATTCACAAATTTGTCATTTTTATCACGCCAGAGACAACGAATCCCTATCAGAATATTCATCATATTACCTCGAATTATTCAAAGATTTAGATGATGATGAAGTCCATATGGTTATGTTTTTTAACGCCTTTTCAAAACATTCAATTGAATTATACGAAGAGCTTCTTATGAACCATAAAATATCATCATCAGTAAGGTCGTGGTCCGAATATAATATATCAATGCTTTACCCAAGGGAACAATCCCCCATCCCCAAAATAATCCATCTCCTCTATTTTGGAGAGACAGAGTTCTATAATATTCATTATCACTGTATTAGTTCAATTATCCGAACGATGTCCCCAGAATATGAGATAATACTTTATAACAACAAAGAGCCCGTTAATAACCGCTACTGGGATAAGATTAAGAACTATGTCCAAATAAAACCCATTACTATTCCAGAAGAATTCGATGGATTTCCACTCCACCACTTCCAATACAAAGCCGATGTTTGTAGAATGAATGTATTATATGAGCATGGAGGAATATATTTAGATATCGATATGTATATTTATCGCAATATTGGAGAAATCCTCAAATCTAATAAATCGGTCTATATTTCAAGGGAAAATAAGGGAGATGGTCTTATTAACGCTTTTATAGCTTGTAGTCCAAAGAATGAATTCATCCGGCTCTGGTTCGACAAATTCCGATCTGGACTTCGTATGGGAATTTGGGCCTATCATATTCGCGAAAGTAATATGAACCTCATAAAGAAATACCCTTACTACATCCAAAAATACCAGATTGAGATACTTGACCATAAATATCTTTTTCCGTATTTATGGGAAGAAACACATAAATTTATGGCGATGACTCCGACCCCCGCAAATCCCCAAATATACGGCGTCCATCTTTTCGAAACAATCCTCTACCACAATATCAAATCGCTTCCTATGTTCAATAAATTAATCCCCCATAAAATTCATGTAATAACAGTTGAGGAGCGCCCTGAGAGGACCGCATTAATAACTCGCTATTTGGACCTCCACGATGTAGATTACCACTTATTCATAAATAAGATGAATGAACGCCCAATAATCGGATGTTTGCTTTCACATATTAAAGCAATTGAATACGCAAAAGAGAATGATATGGATGAAATCATGGTAGTGGAAGATGATATAGTATTCCGTGATTTATCAAAAATACATGAAATGAGGCCATACCCAGCGGACTGGGATATGATATATTACGGAGGGATATTAACCCATCACACCGCAATAACTGATGGTTGGATTAAAGGGATTACATGGTGTAATCACGCATATGTAGTTCGCAAAGGCATGTATGATACAATTCTTTCCAAGTTCGCAGAAATGGATATAGATGATATGTTCCACAATAAACAGTGTATCGACTGGTTTTATACGACCCATATTCATCCACATTATAACTGCTATTTAGCAAATGACCAATACATTGTCCAAAGAGAGAATTTCAGTGATATCGACAACAAAGTGAAATGGTCCAATAATTTCAATTGGGACACATTCGCCATGAAACAAATATAAAAAATGAAAGATATTTTGATTAATTTTTATGTCTTATAAAAATGATAAAAACACTAATATTTTTTATATTAATCACAATGGCGTCCGCAATACCGATGTTTTTTCCGGTGATATCAAGGCCTCTTATTAAAACGAAGGAACCATCTGTTTCAACTAAACAAAAGGATTCTGATTATTGCTCCATTTGCGATTTTATTATCACAAAATCGGAGGAATACATTACCAAAAAAACGACTCGGGAAGATGCGCTTCATATAATGAAAACGAATTGTAATCATCTTCCAAAGATGAGATACAATGATTGTATTCAAATGATCTCAAATAAAGGAGAGAAAATGATTCAAATGATTACAAATAAAGAGGATTCCTCTATTATTTGCTCAAACCTTCACGTATGCGAAAAGGTCGGATTGAATATCACGGATTGCTTCTTCTGTAATTACGCATCCAAACGCATTAACTATTTTATCAATGAAAATCATACGATTTCTGATATAATCGACTACGGGGAAACCTTTTGCAACAACGTCGGTCCTTCATATCACAACACATGCGCCCGTTTTATGACGTCGCACTACCTGAATTTGATTGCGAAACTGATTGACCGCCACGCGCCAAATGATGCTTGTGAAGCGATTCGGATGTGTCTCAAATGAGTTCATCAGGCGTCCAACCAGCGATTAGCCGGTTTTTATCATTTGTATTTAGACCTTTTACTTTGACCGTCATATACCAAATTGTGTATAGATACCAAAAAGTAATTGGTGTATTTATGATATATCCGACTTTTAACCAGAGATGGCTCGTAATTGAAGAAAAATATACATTTATAATTATTGAAGTTATTATATGAAATTGGTAAATATAAAGAAGAAATGTGTTATATTTGAGTTGTCCGTAAAATCCGGCGATAATAAAAGGTAATGTTATCAAGAATTCTTTATAAAACACGCTATATAAAAGTATCGTCATTAAATCGAATGTTAGGATGACAAATGATAAACATTATATTTTGCTTGATATCCAGTAATAAAATAAATTCCATTTTCATATTGATAAAAAGAACTGTCTTCCATTTTTATATATATCGCAATTTTTTTATATTCATTATTATATGACGAACCGCAACTTTCCTTATCCACTTAAAACAAACAAGCTTACCGTTTATGGAAGGAAAGGATGTCCATACTGCGCAAAAATGAAAGACATTGCCGAAAATGTGAGGGGGTCCGTATATCATGATATTGATGAATTAATTAATAAAGGCATCGCGAAATCATTTGCGGACTTCAAACGGATTATGAAACCGTTTATTAATAACTATGATATGGTCCCTATGGTTTTTATAGGAGACCACTTTATTGGGGGACATGATGATTTTGTGAAAGGAGCAAAGAATCTTATTAAAAATAACAAGAAGAATTCATTATCTATAACTTCAAATGATATCAAGAAAGAAGAAACTGAATTGTTAAGACTTTTAGATGGGCTTTCTAAAAGGAAGCCCCCACGTAAAACGGCTTAAATATAAATATATACTAACAATAGTATTATGAATAATGAAAAAATAAATGGAAATACAAAAAAGCCATATTTATTAATAGATAGTAGTTATGTTTCGTTTCACCGGTTTTTTTCAACATTAATATGGTATAATAATATTTATCAGAAGGAGGAGGATGATGATTATGATTGGTCGGAAAATCCGGTGTTTATGAAGTATTTTAACGAAACATATATGAAAAGTTTATTAAAATTTAAGTCGATATATTCGGTCCCGCCGGAGAATATGATTATTGTTCGCGATTGTCCCCGCGAGACCATATGGAGGATGTCGATTTATCCAGAGTATAAAGCAACTCGAAAGAATACGTGTAGTTATAAAAATAAGAAATATAACATTGGAAACATATTTAAGCATATTTATAATAAGTTATATCCGGAACTCGAAAAAATACACGGATTCAAAATAGTTAAAGTGGACAACGCAGAGGCGGATGATGTAATCGCCGTTTTAGCAAATAAACTATACAATCAAGATAAGAGTCGTCTGATTGTTATCATAAGTAATGATAATGATTATTTACAGCTCGTTAATGATAAAACTCTCATATGGTCCCTTCAAAACAAGCTCCTTAACTCGAAAGTTGAGACGACGTCGCAGGAAATGTTAATGCGTAAAATATTGCGCGGCGACGAAGGCGACAATATACCATCGATTGTCGGAAATATGTCAGAGAAGGATATTACGGAACTGATTCAAAATCGCGACAAATTTGAATCATGGTTGAATACAACTGATAAGCGGAAGCTCTTTGAAAATAATCAGAAGCTCATTGATTTCAATTTTATACCTGATGAAATAAGGGAATCTATATTAGAGGCCTGTAAATCATGGACTGATTAGATTATTACACTGGCGGACGCGGGTTAATGAGCGCCCCATTACATAATCGGGGAAGAGCTTGTTCGGGTAGGTATTCACGGTCTTCTGACAGACAGACTGGAAGCTGTTTGTGGTCGTATCATAGTTGTAATTTGAGCAATTTTCGCCCATAACTGTTATATTACATCGTGGATTGGGGGGAGTGGGGCCGAACTTTGAGAAAGCGCTCGACCACCTTGGGGTTCCTCCGAACTTAATATTTGTTGCGCCTTGACTTGCTTCGGGGTCTGGGGATGGGGCTGAGTAATCGACTCCGAGCGATTCAGATGGAAAATCTGTGAAGTCCTCCTTCTTAGTTTCCGTTGTCGGGGCTATAATTGAATGTGAGCGGTCTAAAAAGAAAACGGCTAAAGCAACAATTATAATAATTAAATAAAATAAATCCATTTACTTTTATGAACAAAATAATTTTTGATTTTTGATTATTGAGTCCGCACTTTTGGGAATGGTTCCAAGAAGTTTTCCATGGGCTGGATTCCCAAAACGTCTTGCTGTGTCGGTTCTTCCATATATACCGGCTCTATATTATATTCATTGAGGGAATCGCGGGGGCAATCCGGCGGGGAAACAATTGGGTGCTCCAATTGCTTGGGTATGTCAAAAAAGTGATTTCCGGCGTAGATGTAGCCTTTTTTATTGAGGGGGAAGTCCGCGTCGGCGACAATTGAATTACAGACTTGGAACTTATTTTGGTCGGCCGTTTTACAATCTTGTTTCCATACACCATCGTAGAGAAATTCTGGTTTTCTAAATTCATACTTCCCGCAACTTGGAACAATTGGCGGGTCTGATTTGTTTTCTAAATTACCTATGAAAAATGGCTTACCATCTTGGCTTGTTCCAGATGGAACGTGTAAAGCGACGGGGGTTGTGAATGATTCTTCTACGGAACCTTTATTAGAGGGGAATATCATAAGAAGTATCAGTAATAAAATAAAAATAAACAATAGTTTCCACATATTGTTTATTAGATTAAAATTTATAACATATTTTTGAAAAAGTTTCACCCTTGATGAGCTACTTAGTCCTTCTTCATAAGAGCCTTATACAGGCGTGGATTGCTCGCTTTGAGACGGGCTAATCTCTCTTGTTGCAGCTGTTTCGCTGTCTTCATAGGACTAGAAACTTTTGAAAAAGCAAACTCCGGTAAAGCCGTTCTTAGAGCTTTCACCCACCCCCGAACAGGCCAACCCTTGTTGATTCTGCCTCGTTTATTGCCACATTCAAGAAAGTCAGACTCATTAATCGCGACTACGATAGGTTGAGCACCTCCACCAGCAACAGCGCAAGAAGCACTGGGTGGTTCGGCAACGGCGCGGGAAGCACTGGGTTGTTCGGCAACGGCGCGGGAAGCACTGGGTTGTTCAGCAAGGGATTGACCCTCAACAGCGCAAGAAGCACTGGGTTGCATCTGTTTTTTCATAACTTCTGCAACACGGTTGACTTCGTGAGACGTGATTATCTTGATCTCGAGCTGGCTTGGATATCTCATCCGCATGTCAAGATATCTCTTGCTCACGTTCTTGTAACATACGAGCCGGAAACGACACCCTCGTTCCAATCCTAATTGAATCGCATCGTGGATTGAAAGGTTTTGGCCATTTACAGCTCCATCCCCCGTAGCAACTACAATGAAATGGTTTTTATTGGATCTCAGAACCTCCCGCATAACTTGGGAAGCAACAAGGGCATCAATTACTTCCTCGCCTTGTCCTGGCTTCCTCACTGTGAAACGAGCATTATAGCCGAAATTCTTCCAAAGAACGGAAATATCCTTACTTTGAGAGGATTGTTCATAACTCCCAAACACAAAACAACTTGGGGAGGTCGACCTTGATTTGGATTGTAGTCCTTCACAGCAAATACGATGAAGAGCACCGATATTAGATCTAGAAACACCCACGTTAGAAGCGTCTACAATTATAGTCTCGACTTCACAATCAACCGTAGAACAATCATCCGCAGAACAAGCAACCGCAGAACAAGCAACCGCAGAACAAGCAACCGCAGAACAAGCAACCGCAGAACAAGCAACCGCAGAACAAGCGGAATCCTTGGCCGAGGTTTTATTCTTGAATTTGATTACCCTTTCTCTTGCCAGTTTACGGTCTTTCTTGCTGAAATGACCATTCGGACAATTTTCGTTTGAACATTTTTTGTCAACACATACAGCCGCCCAATAAACAGGCGATTTTTTTGTATCTTTTCTGGATACAATGCATGACTCGTTCATTGGATGCGGAAATTCACAATCTGGGTTATTGCAATAATTTAGATAACGGCATATCATGATGTGTGGCAGATTTGATGGTAGATATACCGGTTGCCTATCTGAATCAACATGGATGTGAGGGCAACCGCCACACGTATTCAACAACTCACAATTTTGAGCATGTGGACAAAGATGCATGTCTCTTTGGGTGGTTGACTGAGGCTGTGGGACAGGAACGTTTATAGAGACGTTCCTTCTTGATTTCAGAGAAAAACGACTCATCCTCGCGGTGAGAGTATTAATTTCATCGTTTGGATCATTCAAAGAATGATCTAAAGAAACAGCTGAACAAGCAACCGCGCCACCTCTACAAACAGCGGGACTGGAAGCTTCCGCAATAGGACCGCCACTTTCACAAACAGCGTGGAGAGATCCTTCTGCAATATCGCCACTGAGTTGGGCGGTCTGTCTCCGAAAAAATTCGGCGACGATTTGAGGAATAAACGTCTCCCAGTTTTGAGGAAACGTTAAGAAGCACCCATTGACATGAAATCCAAATTGAGGAAGTCGAATAATCAACTTCAACAAATCTTTTGAAGATTTGTCCAGACGGTTCAACGTTACTGAAATGCTTCTGTTGGCGACAGAATTTGGATTCCAAAGGTTGTTCCAATAAACAACCCCATTCAAGAAATTTGAATGAAAGAGGGATCTCAAAAATGAATAAAGTTGGTGTGATGTCAGATTTTTGGACATTGGTTCGTAAGAAGTGTATCAAAAATCATAATAATTTTGCTTGAATTAACCATCAATTTTTTACAATTATAACATTTTGTTTTTACAAAAACTGAAAAAATCTCGTCATTACAACTAGTTTCGTATTTTTTTCAATTTCGCTCTCAAAATTTCAAGGTCAGTAAAATTGAGACTTCCTTCTTCTGGATTCTGACTCTCTAACTTCCAGATTTTATTCTCCAAATTTGCGATTTTTGTCGCAACCGGAGATTTCTTCGCGATTCCTCCAACAGTTGAAGAAGTTGATGGTCCAGATGAGCAACCAGATGGAATTTCGACATGACAAACGCGTTCTTTTCTGATTTCTAAACTGGTTTTTGGTTCGCGACGGATGGCATCATCAGTTGAACCAACATGAATGAAACTTTCTTGTGAAACAAACGGATCTTTTGAGAAGAGTTCTTGCTGACTGAACCGTGAAAATCCACTCGCAGGTCCTCCAAAGCCTTGAAATGGAGAAAATGGTTGCGTGGCCTGTCTTTATTTACCATCGATTTTTACAAATCGACAATTTCCTTCGCAACCTTAACAACATCCTTCTCTTGCTTTTTCGAGTGCGTATCCAACTTTTTCTTATTTCTTGCGACTACCGCTCGAATAGAATCGATAGACATCAGTGGAAGATTCGGCTCAATTGAGTAAAGCATGAACTTCTCCCATGCGACCCACTCAAATGTCGCCGGATAATACATTTCAAGTTCCTTACTTTTCATCTCGTTCTCCAAGCATTTCGGTAAAATACTCGCTGACCCCTTCGGTAATACCATCATCAATTGTTCAAAAGGATGAAATGGCGTCCCGCATTCAAGCGCGATTCCATTAATATCCTTGACTCTCTTCAAATACGCGTTCAAATCACTGGCAAATGGGCAGTAATGGTATGGATTATACCAATTCCAGCACACCTCTCCGTCGAAATAATAACGCACCACGAATACCAACCCATCGAAGTAATTCTTACAAATTTCTTCAATATCCGGCGCTTCCAGTAGAACATCGTAATATTTCTTCTTCCAATCTTTTTGAGTGTAGTCCATTACAGAATAGCAGTCTTTGAATAATGGATTGAACGGAACGCGGTCCCATTTCCATTTGTCTTCTGCGTAGTGGTCATCGAAATTCGGAGGCCTCGGGATGCGTTTTCGCTTCTGTAAGAAAAGAAGGTTCGATTCCTCGCTTCGAGAAAGCGCCTCGAATATTTCCGCCAAAAAACGATGGTTTATGACCGTTCTTCCGACCCCATCCTTCAATAAAAGATGGTCCTTTATTTTTGCGAAACATCGGGAATAGACCCCAATCATGAAATCCACGCCGTTATTTTGAATACTGAGCGACGGGATATGGTGTAGAAAATCGTTCCCAAGGAAGAATCCGAGAAACACATAGTCCGATATCAGGTTATCCGCATTATACGAGACCCCCGCCAACCCAGCACTCATTTCCTTCTGAATTAGCCCGCTCAATTTCTCAATATTCACGAACAAAAATTCGGGGCCCGATTTGTTTTCACGTATGTGCGCGTTTTCCCGAATTAGCATAACTCCGCGCCTCTTCAATGAGAGAGATAACATAATGAGGTCTGCGTCCATTCCGTAAATACAGATAGACTCCTTTGGTGGAATATTCGTCGCGCGAATGTGGTTCATAATCTTGTGTTCTCCCTCTCCGGCGACATTCGCATCATTTAAGAAAACGACCGGCTTCCCAAAATAGTTGGATTTAATCGCATTTTGGATGGCGTCCGAGAGAGCGTTCATAAAGAGCGTTCCGGGTGTTATCTGATTCGTATCCAGCAACTCCTCCTTGAAAACGCCATATTTCTTTTTAATATCGTTCTCCCATTCTTTCATGACGGGACCTTTGTATCTGCGAAGACGCTGTTGGTGCATTTTGGCCATAGGGACCGGCCCATCCATGAAAAAACCTACGGTTTTTGATGGATTCGCCGTATTTATTACATGGCGCGTATAGCGAATAACATCATAAATAAGGTGATTCTGGCGCTCATGTAGAGACTTTTTGATTAGAACGTCGTAATTTAGACGGGCGTAGCATTGATAAACGATTCCATTAAAATCGAAAAATAGATGGTCTGGATTTTCGAAATGACATATGATGTCTTCGTTGTATTTCCGTGTGAGCCAGTTAAAAAATTGTGGGATTCCCATTTTGTATAATAAGCGAGTATTATTTATACTGTTATTATTCAATTTTTTTATAGATACATAATTTTAAATAAAAATAATATCTAATATATAACATGCCTTTTTATAGGAAATTAACTGAATACTGTGCTAAAAAGATTTTCAATCCAGATTTTCCAATTATTGAAATAAATCGCAATACGCCCAAATCTATAATCTCTAATTTTATAAAAATACACAATGATGTAATAATAAAAGTAGATGAATTTGTTAAGCGTCGCGGTAAGAATGGATTAGTCAAAAAAACGAATGATGTCGATAAAATAATCGCGTTTATGGAGGAAAATCAAAAATATTCTCATTTCATTCTCGAAAAAACATTCAATATTATTGAAGAAAAATACTTTTGTATTCAGTATCATAACAATAAGAAGCGATATATATTTAATGAAAATGGAGGGATAAATTGCGATGACCCATATAAAAATGCGACGATTACAGATTCTATAAAAGATTATGAAGAGTCTAGCGTCATTTACCAATTAGATGCGATGTTCGATTCATTATACTGTCATAGTCTCGAAGTTAATCCTCTTATATTAACCGATACTGGATTTTTACCCATTGATTTCGCAGTCGAATTTGATAGTTGTGGTCTATCTTTCTGGAAAGATGAGCATCGCCAATATTATGATGCTTCCCATAAAGAAGAAAGCGCATCCGTAGAAGTCGAAAAAAAAATTGCGGTATTAGACGAGGCCTCGAATGCGAGTTTAAAATTGAAAATCATTAATCCATCCGGAAAAATTGCGACTCTGGTCGCAGGTGGAGGCGCCTCCGTTTTATATACGGACGCAATCGTGAATTCTGGATATGCGAATGAGTTATATAATTACGGAGAATACAGTGGAAATCCAACTGAGGACGAGCTTTATCAATATTGCTCCCTCTTCTTTGAGAATTGGTTTGAAGTAGATAAAGATGATAGAATCTTATTTATTGGAGGTGGGATATCCAATTTTACAGATGTTGCGAAAACATTCAAAGGAATCATACGCGCGATTAAAAAGTTTTCGGCCCAATTTAAGTCCCAGAATGTCTCCGTTTGGGTAAGACGTGGAGGCGTTGGTGAAAAGGAGGGGTTGCGTTTGCTACGGGATACGCTTGAAGAGCTCTCAATTGATAACCACGTATATGGAAGCGAAATCCCGATTACCGAAATTGTATCTATGGCGCTTTCCATGACGAATGTTCAACTTCCGGAATATATAATTGAAGATGTATCCCTTACGGATTCCCCTCGGGAAATTGCGCTTTGGAATGATTATATAATCTTCATCGGTCATAATGCGACAATTATACAGCGCATTCTTGATTATGATTATTACGTCGGGAAAGAAAAGAGGTCTGTGTTAGGAGTATATGACCCATATGTTAAAAAGGATACTTATAAAAACTACTTCTGGGGTCGCCAAAAAATAAAAATCCTCATTACATCAAACATAAACGCAATCGCAATTCCAGAAGGGAGCACAGTCGCCGTATATAATTATTTATCAATTCGCAGTTGTATTCAATCGACTAAGAAGTTCGCTGATATCCCAGCCATCCGAATGTTCTATATTATTGCGGAGGGCCTACCCGAAGCTACCACTCTCGAATTAGCCGACTATTTGAGAATCCGCGGTAAAACCTTATTAGGACCTTCATCCGTTGGGGCGATTAAATCCGGAATTAATGGAAGACGCGTTGGAAGTGTGGGTGGCCTTATGGACAATATTCAGCGCTGTAATTTAGCTACGGAGGGCTATGTCGCAATTATAACGAAATCTGGGGGTTTGCTGAATGAAATGATTAATTATGTTGAGAGGCTCGGGCTCGTTGTTGGGGAGGCGGTCTCCATTGGTGGGGACCGTTATCACGGTGTCCGTTTTATTGATTTGGTTAATTACTATATGGCTGATGATAAGATTCGAGTAATTATTATGATTGGGGAGTCTGGTGGTATTGAGGAATTGGAGGCTACTAATATTGCTCAAACTAAGCCGGTTATCGCATGGTGTAGCGGGACGAGCAATGACAAATTCGATAAGAAAATCGAGTTTGGACACGCTGGGTCATCATCACTGTCCGTCTATGAAGACGCCTCTTATAAGAACTACTTTATGAGAAAGTCTGGATTTATTGTTCCGGAAACATTTGAGCAAATCGGAATACATATCCAGAAATATAAGAGAGCTACTGACAAGACGGATGGCCGAAATGTTCCTATCGATTTGTCAGAAGCTATCGCCAACGGCCTCATTAGAAATGTCCCCAATTTTAGTTCTGGAATAACTGACGAACGTAATGACCTAAAATACCGTTCGGACCCGATTGACCAAATCATTGAAAAAGATAACTCGCTCGGTTATACAATTGGCCTTATCTGGCTGAATATTCGCCTCGATAATTGGGCCTCCAAATTCATCGAAAAAATATTGGCCATTATGGCGGACCATGGCCCCGCCGTAAGTGGAGCGCAGACCACAATAATAACCGCAAGAGCCGGAAAAAATATTACGGAGTCGGTCGCATCAGGAATCCTAACAATCGGACCCCGATTTGGTGGCGCGATTGAAGACGCAGGAAAGGATTTCTATGAAGCCTACAAATCCAAAGAGAAACCAGCTGATTTTGTTGAAAGAATGAAAACGTCTGGTAAATACATTATGGGGATTGGTCATCGGATAAAATCGAAGTTTAATCCAGACAGGCGCGTGGAAGTAATTAAAAAATACGTGGCATCTTCATTTCCGGAATGGAATGTTCTCAGATATGCTATTGAAGTCGAGCGTATAACATTAGAAAAGAAGTCGAATCTAATATTAAATGTGGATGGCGCAATTGGGGCCTGTTTAATAGACTTGCTATTACATTATAAAGTGGATGTGTCCAAAGTTCATGTCCTGAATGGATTCTTCATTTTAGCAAGGACAATTGGTTTTATTGGTCATTATCAGGAGCAAAAAATACAGAATAATGGGCTTTATCGCGCGAATGATTGGGATTACGACTTTTTAGATACATAATAGTATCCAGCAACTCCGGCAACGGAACTTAATAAAAACCCATATTTCATTACTTTCTTAATGAAATTTCTTTTTGATTGTTTTTCATCAATAATTGATTGATTGAAGAATGATAAAGTATTATTTGCTCTTTCTGCGCAATTCAATTGATTTATAAGAATAACATTAGTATCATAGACTGTATTATATTTATGCTGTTCTTCTTCTAATTCTTTTTCTAATTTTTCTTTTTTATAACGGTATTCAACAGCATATTTTACTATTTGATGTAATATATCTTTTTGAATTTCTTGATTATATTTTAGAATTTTATCAACATATTTTATTATTTCAAAATCAACATCATCGCAAATAACGAAGTTTTCAATTTCTTCTATTTCGACTGACATAATTTAATTGTAATATTATTTTATACAATAAAATACGAGAAAAATAATATAAAAGAATTTATAATTATATAATTATGAGTGATACAGAAGATTATGTTGTCATTGAAAATGAGAGTCCAAAAGAAGAACCGGCTTTAAAAGAAGAACCTGTTCAAAAAAAGAAAAGGAAACATTTAGAGATTAAACCTGACTATTTTAAAACGGAAGATGAGCGACGCACTGAAATTAAGACCCTACTGAATCAATTGGCTGATTTAGGAATTATAGCAAGTATTCCCGGAATGAAAGATTTCCTTAAACATTCTCAACTTTTTATTAAAGAGGGAGTATATTGGGAAGGGAGAATCCGGCTAACAGGAACTAATCGGGTTTTGTGTGGATTTTTAACTAATAGAAAGAATAAAGTATCTGATATTACTTTAAAGTATGAAAAAGAATAATTATTTACGACGAGGTAAATTACCAGAAAAGTTAGGGCGATTTGATTGAAATTGGGCGGGTTGTGTTTGAGGCTGAGGTTGTGTAGGTCGTTGTATTTGCACTGGCGCTGGGGCTGGTGGTGTGTAAACTGGTGTTAGCTGTTTTTGTCTAATTGCGATATTGCTCGGGGCTATACCTGAGCGACGCATTCCTCCACAACTGCACGGCATGATATAATTATAATAATATTTTTATAATTATGAATAATGAAAAACAATCATTAAATTTCGTTTTAGAAATGAGACAAAGATTTAACAAACCTAAATTTTTTATTGAATTTGGTGAAATATTTGATAATTTTCGCGATAGTCAGGACCCTGACCTAAATAACATGTTTTTATTTGCGGAGGAGGCTTTCAATGATAAAAAGCCAGTATGGTATGTCTTAACTGTTTTAATAGCGAACTTTGGTAAAATGCTTATCTTCCATCTAAAATCCAAAGAGGACGCAAATATTTTTGAGGAAATTGATAAAAAACCAGCATATTTAGTTGCTTATGGAGTAATCCAGAAAAGTTTAGATGATTGTCTTTTTTCATATGGATATAGTGAATATTTATATCATCTTCTTCTAAATCAATTGAATAAAAATAGCTTACCGCTTGAAGCCTTACAATTAATCAGATATAAAGATGTCGAAATTCGGGAAGAACATATACAAAATATGACTCAATTTCGCAAGTATTTTGAAGTCAAAGAAAATAAATTGAACTTTGATAAAATGAAAAAGAAGTATATCCCATTATTAAAACTATATTTCGAAAATAATGGTCTATATATGTAGTATGGACGGGAAGTCGAAAAATGGAGGAAAATCTATTCCAAAAACTCAGATACTGCTTCCTAAAAAAGGAGATAAAGTGGAAATTATCATAAAACCATATAAAAGCAAAATAACGAAGGTTGGAATTATAAAGGATGTCCTAACTAAGAAAAAATATCATTCGCGCGGACACAAAGTTCGCTTGGAAGATGGTACGATTGGTCGAATCGTGAAAAAATTGAAATAAATTATACATTTATTTTTCATAACTAAAAATGAACGAAAAACGTATTCAACTAGAAATTACAGAAGCTAAAACAAACAAGGATCCAAATATTCAATGGGGACTTAAAGACCCATCTGATAAAAAAAAATGGTGGGCTTCCATAATTGGACCAGAAGGAACTTCGTATCATAGATTTAAGTTGACGCTTAACATCACATTACCGGATAATTATCCTTTTTCTGCTCCACAAGTTTCCTTTACAGCTAACATTTGGCATCCAAATGTTGACACAAATGGAAATATATGCTTGGACATATTAAAGAATCAATGGTCTCCCGCTCTGAAATTATCATCTGTGTTGGTTAGTATTAGCAGTCTCCTGAATGACCCATATCCAGCGAGTCCCCTCAATAGAGAAGCAGCAAGGCAATATACATCGAATCGCGAGGAATATAACCGAAAAGTGATCGAGGTTTGTTCGCAAAATTTTGAGAAAAACTGAAAACATTAACGTGTTTTTGACTTTATAACAATATAGAAATTTAGATAAAACGCAAAAGTTATCCATAGAGCATACGGAACAAGCAACCAGAATGATATCATTGAGTTTTTCCAACTCAGCCACAGCAAATAAGCAGTTAGTCCAATCATGATAAAATTTATGATGAGTGCGATAAGTGGCTTTTGTAATTTGAAAAAAACGACCGACCACAAAAAGTTAAGTAGCAATTGGACCTCATATGGACCAAAGTATTGAGTCAGGAATGTCGGATGCTCTAAATAAAACATCGCCGACAAACCAATTAGTAAGTATAAAATCGTCCAAGCAATTGGAAAAACAATTGGTGGAGGAGTTAGAGGCGATTGTTTCAATTTGCTATACCATATCCGGTTCTTTTCAGAAAGATTACCTCCTAACGCATTTACAATAAATGTTCCCGCGAATGGTTGTAGAACAAGTAAAATTTTCCAAATAATATTCGCGTCCATTCGTTCTAATTACTATATAATAATATTATATTTATAAATGAAAGAATACACATTTAAATTATATGATAATTTTTTACCGAATCCGGCAGTTATAAAACCGAACCATATAATTATTAATTTTAAATATTGTAATCTGTCCGAATTATCATGGATTGATGAGGATTTTAATACAAATATATTCACACTTCCCGACACAATCAATTATTTTGATATGAGTTATAATTCAATATACGCTTTTTATAAAGGGTCGAGCCACGATTATTCCCTACCGGCGGACCTCAAAATATTTAACGCATCTTTTAATAAACTCGATTTCATTTCCGATAATATACCGAAGCAACTGATTGCGCTAAATGTTTCGAATAATACAGTAAAATACATCCCCAAACTTCCGGAAACACTTAAAATATTGAACGCATCATTTAATACAATTAAGTGGTTCGACCAAGAATTACCCAATTTAGAAAAATTGAACCTGTCATATAACCACATTTACTACTTCCGGTTTGACCGCTTAAAAGACAACTTGCGCTTCTTAGATTTATCAGGGAACCAGCTCAAAGAAATAACAGGGCATGTATTTCCAGCGAATATAGAGGTCATTCGATTAATGGACAACCGTTTAGAGGAGATTCCGGAGCTACCGCCCAATTTGAAAGAGCTGGATGTTAGCAATAATAAAATAAAAACGATTACCAATTATCCGGCCTCTCTTTTGGAGCTGGATGTTAGTCATAATGTAATCGAGGTCCTATGCGATACAGTCATGGGTTGTAATGAGTTGAAAAAGTTGAATTATGAGGGGAATGATACAGTTGAAATCTCATTCGAGGCCCTGCGATGGATCGATAATCAGTTCCATAAAACACATGTCGAGAAAGAGATTAACTTGAAGGAGATTTATTCACAGACGGGTGATGAGATGAAATCGGTCTATGACGACGCTCAAAACGCCCACGATATTAAAATAAGGGGTGATATATTGAAGTGTATTGAATTGATAGTTCAGACGGATGAGCTTCCAGCGATTTCATTCGATGAATGCTGTGGTGTATTGAAAGAAACTTTTAAGATTGAGGATACAATTGATATATTGCGTGAGTTTATTGATGAAGAACTGACTGTCGGAGGAAATTGCTATAAATTTCGCGATTTGTTTCCATATATTCACAATCGGGTTATTCAGTATGGGAGCGACCTCGTATTCGTATTAGAGGACGAAATTCAGAAATCGAAGAAGGTCTGCTTTACGGGGAGGATAGAGGCATATATTTCGAGTTTGGCCGGTTTCTACAAAGATATAGTCTATTCCCCATCGCTCAATGATACTATTTTGGCGAAAATTAAGCAGATAAAGAATAAGCTTCATAAAGAGCGCATCCCGTCTGATTCGCTGAATTATCAGGTCGAACTCAAATTTTATATGGAGGAATACATGCGCGAGTCGAAGTTCGATGAGGAAATGATTGCGGTTTGGCTATCGCCGATTGTTGAAATGATTGATGATATTGTCAAACAGTTGGAGGACCATTACAAGAAGCCAATTCGCGAAGTCGTTGATATCATTAAAATGCGTAAAGTTATAAAGCAGTATTTCATTCAAAATTTGTAAAAAATTAAATATTTTATTATTTATATAAAAATGTTATATAAAAAATTAATTGAAAAAACAAATCATATATTGTCAAAATATTATCCAGTCAAAATATCATTTGATAAAATAAATACTTTATCTCATTTTCAGATTATAAGTAATGATTATGAACTATTTTTAACAATAAATATAGATATAGATGGAGTTATTCTGAATGGAGAATATAAAAATTATCAAATCGTAAAAGTTATAACAACAAAGATATTTGACTGGGAAAAATATATATTATTATATGTATCATTGTTAAATAAATCATTTAATCCATCTATAAATCAAACAAAATTTATTTATCATCTTCATTCATATAATTATATAGATATTCTGAATATTAAAAAATTGGTAATAAAAAATGAAAAAACTGGGGAAATAATTGAATATAAAGTAGAGTATACTGATACTGATAAAAAAAATTATTATTTACATTGGAATAATATTATTCAAAAAGATATAATAAAAAAAGATAATCATTTTTATTTAGAATCATTTTCAGTTAATAATAATTATAAAAACCTTAAAATAGAAATGGATCGTTTGATAAAAAATAGAGATAAATATAAAACTATTCATTTTCATTTGAATAATAATACTGGTGGTGATATTGTTCCAGCACATATAATAATAAGATGTCTAGTAGGAAGAAAAGAAAGATGGATGAAGAATATAAAAAAGATAATAGAGAATAAACAAGTATTTGAATGGAATTGCTGGGAAGAAGAAAATGAAAATAGTCCAAATAATGAAGTTGTTCGAAAATTTAATTTAGATAATTTACCAAATTATGAATCAAAATATAATGGAAAAATATATTTATATATGAATACACAAAATGGTAGTGCGACTTGGTTTTTTATTACATATTTAATTTATGCTTTTGCTAATAAAATTAAACGATATTCTAAAAAATGTTATGGTCAAAATATAAAATATGGAACGATTGAAAGTGATAATTTAATATTATTAGGTCATTCTGATACGAGTTCCGGAGATGGAAATGATGTATCAATAAAATTTAATAATATTGAAATCAAATGTCCAACTGAACAATTTGTATCAAGTTCTATAAAAAAATATGATTGGAATCGATTTTGGAGAGAAACTTAATTTATGAAGTGGTTGATGCGGAAAGTTATAAAGCAGTATTTCATTCAAAATTTATAAAAATCCATCTGTTGGATTTTAAGGAAGGTGTTTGTAGCAACTTTTGAGCAAAACATCGAGATATGCGCAGACTTTGAGAAGGCCTTGTGTGTTATGATTCGTAATCATATTGTGTATCATATCAAGACCTTTCTTCATTCGCGCATCAAACAGGTTCTGTTCATATGTTCTCGCAGTTGGAGAGTCGTCAGATTGGCGGTAGAGTTCAAATTGCGGAGAAATCGATGACATCTCGCGAAGTATCGAGTCAATATCCGGAGTCGGACATTCAATTTGTCTCTCATGTTGGGTCCGGACATATTCTTCAACCAGTCTCTTCATTGAATCTGTCAGAAATGATGTTTCCATTTTATTTCTGGTCTGTTTATTTTTAAGACCAGTCAGAAAAGATTCCATAGATATCTGATTTGATGAAGCAGTTAATAGAGTACTACCTACATTTTTAATCTTTGATTCTAAACTTGATACTGTTTCTGAACTGCGAATCATCAATTCAATATGTTCATTTGCTGAATTCAGAAAATTCATGATTCCTTCTTTTTTTGACGCAAATTCATGGACAAATTGATCGAATGTGTCTCTAAAAGCTTGAATTGATGCGACTAATATTTGATGTGATTCCAGTGTAATTTGTTTAAGAATTATGTAAATCATTTCAAAAGACGACTCAATTTTAGTAATGAGAGATTCAATCATCGAACACTGTTGAAACAATTCAATCGCAGAACGACTCATTCCATCAAATGTTGAAGTATCGAATGTCATTGTGTTGATTGCTTCAATATGAATTTTGATGTTCGAAAAATTCATTTGCGCAATGAGAAGATGAATCTTCAATTGATTTAAGAAATGCTCAATCGGAATTGATGGAGTTGTAATTCGCGAATAAACATTCATCAAATACATTAAAAGACTTCTTAAAAGTATCAATTCTTCTTGGCGTGTTATTTTTCCAGAGGCCAAAAGAGAAAGAATTTTTTTGGAATATTTTAAATATTTAAGACATTTATATTTGTTTTTTGTAGAATATAAATTATTGGGGTTTTTCTTTGCGCGTGGCATCTTGAAAAGCTAAATATTCATTATTTTGTTCTCAGATTACCATCAATTTTTGTAAAAATTGAATATAAAAATAGTAGCAGATTAATGCTTAATAAAAATGGTTATAGGTATAGATGAAACAAAAGAAGCTCTTAAAACAACACTACAATACAATGTATTGTCCAAATTTAAGACAGATAATCCAATGCTAGATAGTGTTATCCAAATGATTTTCATTACAATGATTTCAACATTGGTCGCAAAATTGATGTCCAACATTGGAACATTCAATCTTCGAATCAATTTCAGTAAAATACGCCACATTTTCAAAAAATGGAATACGATATCAATTTCTGGAAGCAGGTATCTCGAAATGAAATATATGCGCTCCCGATGCGATTTCAGTATGCGTTTTCGCGCTATTTTAGAAAAAATGATAGTTTCCCTTAATAACAATACAGGAAAGAATCAAATTCGACAAATTGAGGAATTACAAATTCGAGATACAACGCGTTTTAATGATGACAACACTATCACTAAAAAAGACGAGTTTTCATTTATTGTTAGTCAAAATGGAATGTTTATGATTGATAAGGATATTTACTGTGAGATTGAGTCATTCAATGACAACGTCGAAAGTGGAGAAAAGAACAAGACGACCTCTATGAAGAAGCAGGAATACAATATTCAGATTAAATCATCGAAACTGAATTGTAGCGAACTACACAAATATGTTGAGCAAATAACTGATGAATACGAAAAGAATCAGAAGCAAATGTTGTCTCAACACAAGTATATTTTTCAGTTTGATGGAATTAACACTGACTCGAAATTACTCAGTTGGAAGGTCAGTGTGTTTAAATCTTCTACAACATTTGATAATATTTTTTTCGAAGGGAAAGCAGACGTTCTTCAAAGGTTGAATGATTTCATGAAAGAACGCGAGTTCTATAAAATGTTGGGGAAGCCTTGGAAGATAGGAATTCTTCTTACGGGTGAGCCGGGAACTGGAAAGACGAGCATCATTCGCGCGATTGCGAACTTATTCGGACGGAGCCTCAAAGACGTCCGATTCGACAGAATGGGCGATATTGATGATTTGGAGGGTTGCTTCAATTGCGTGGAATACGATAATCGGGGTATGGGTCCAGAGGACGTCATTCTTGTTGCGGAGGACATTGATTGTATGAATTTTGATGTTATCAAAAAGAGGACAGCGGAAGAACCGAAGAAGGATTTGAAGGAGCAATTTAACTCATTCAAGTCAGAGGAGGCGAAAGCAATTATGATGGCGATTACGACCGCGTCGGAGAATCCGATGGGACCGAAAGCGAAGTCCGGACGCGAAATAACGCTGAGCTATTTATTGAATATACTGGACGGAATTTCAAATGCGGATGGGAGGATATTTATTGCTTCGACGAATCATGTTGAGAAAATTGATCCGGCCGCGCTCCGTCCGGGGCGTATCGACATCCGAATCGACTTCAAACGGGCATCCGTTTCAATCGTTCGAGAAATCATATCGCACTGGTATGAATGTTATGACCAGCATCACTCAGGTGAGAATTATCATTCGGAGTTTGAGCGATTATGGGACGAAAATTCATCACGGTTTGCGAATGAAAAGCTGAAACCGTGCGACATTGTCAATGTTTTACAGGCATATTGTCGGGATATTCAGAAAGCTCTGGATATACTTGTTTCAATGCAGTAGTTATCTGGCGCTGTCTGGCGCTGTCGGATGATGTAAATTATTTATAAAAATTGATGGTAATATCGGGTAGAAAAATAGTTATTTATACACCTAACACATTCAAAAATGAATAAAATTAATAGAACTAATTTAAGAATACTTCGTATAAAACAAAAAAAACTTGAAGAAGAAAAAATACATGTAGAACTGCTTGCTCGTATACAATTAGAACAAAAGATTGAACTCACACGGCTTCGACGCTTGAACAAACAAATCTGTATTATATACACAATAATTGGAGAAACAATTGTCATTGTTGCAATTGTTGACCCACTATTAAGAGCAAAACACTACCGGAATCCTGAAAAGTATTTGATCGTGGGTAGTGAATCGTATCGGAATTTGATTCTAAAAACGTTCTGCGGAAAAACTGGAGAACTTTCTGAAAACACAAAAATTGGATTATACGACGTTTCGACTGTTGATGGAATCACATTCAATGTTGTCGATGATAAAAATGAAACTGTTCCAGAGTTTACAAGCATGAATCCGGATCCATCCCTTGCAGGAAAATCTTTTTCGAATGTTGTATTTGACCAGTTCTGTTATGATCCAAGACAAGTTAATCCTAAATCTGATGAGAACACGAAACAGTTTCATTCAATTTTAGAAAGAATTGTTGAACGAGACAACAAACTTTCTCAAACGGATCCGACACACCACATTCCATTACGTTTGATATAAATTTGTGGAAATTCCACAAATTATTTATAAAAATTGAAAGTAATATCAGGTAAAAAAATAGTTATTTAACAGAAAAATGTCTCAAACAGAAAAAAAAGACCCAGCGCCAAAAGCGCTAAATAATTCTATAATCACATATATTGATTTTGGAAATGGAATAATTTATATTGTTTCCATTGTTTCATCGGATGGACAAACTGATATTTTTGGAAATGGGATTGGAACAATTGTTCCAATGAACCGTATTACCAAGAAAAAAGGTGATACTCCAACTCCGGTGGGAAATCAGAAACAATACACGTTCCATCTTGAAAATGGAAAATGGAATGTTAGCCTTGATGGAATTTGCGTCCATACATTCGATGAAATATTCGGATTACCGGCTGAAATTACACATCTTGAAAATGTTTCATTCCGTCAATTCAAGTATGTTCCAACAGCGGATGATGAAACAACAACTGAGTTCACACAACTACTGGGACAGCATGTGTCTGCGTACCCTGACCGGTTTTGTCTTGAAGACCCCGCAGAACAGATGGAAATTCGTGTTGGAGGAATTAAAGTTCGTATCCCGCAACCAATCTTCAACTTGTTGAAACAACTTCTGATTCGTTTCGGAGTTTCGATGTGTTCTTTTGTTGAACATTTGGAGAATGGTTCCAAAAATCATGTTTGTCGTGGTGATATGGATTTGTATGTCCTTGATGCGGAACAAGTTAAACATACCATCGCGATATTGACTACGCTTGGATTTGTCAAAGATTCCACAGATAAGTCAAATGATAATACGTTCAGGATTTATCTAGATGTGCTTTGTCAGAAATTTTCCGGTGAAGCAATCATGCCAAACTTCGATCTTACAGAAGGTTCAGTTCCAGCCAACTATTACATTGAGCTGGAAATCAAAATCGCGACTGAGTTTCAGAAGGCGTATGAATCCAATTGCTCAGGATTTTTTCTTGGGCTTTTGTTGAGTCATTATTTCAAAATTACAAATTCTGGCATTTGGTTGAAACATGGATGCTGTGATATACGAATCAATGTTGATTCATTTGATGATTTTCTGAAAAAACTCGGAATCAATCTTGATGGAATTCGGACTACGCATGAGTTTATTGAACAACTTCTTACATCGCCTCTAATTTCAGAGCTTATGAATGTTGATGATATCTTGCGTCTTTACAAGAACATCATGGGCGACGAAAAGACAAAGCACACTTCAAAACCACTCAGACAGTGGCTTCATTTGCTTATTTGTGGCTTGAAAGAACGATTCCCTGACCGGTTTTCATCATTGAGGTCTAAGCTTGTTCAAGGAACTAATATTGATGAACTGAGTGGTCAAGAATTTCCAGTGTGGAGAGTTCTACTATTTGTCTCGAATCAAGGTTCAGAATTTGAGATTCAGATGGAGAAAGGAGTTCTTTTTATCAAGCATTCTGAAAAGAACCTGTTTATTTCAACCGGATATGATAAAAATTCATTGATTTTTTCTGAAAAAGAAATGAAGTCAGATTCTGGAGAGAAACCGATACCAGAAAGTATGAAAGTCTGTTCAAGGATATTTAAATTATTGAAAAACTATTTTGACTACTTAAAAGAAATCAATACACCGAGACAAGTCATTGAGCTATTTATTGATGCGCTTAGATGTCGTTCAGAAGTGGGTTCTCATCTTGGAGAAGTTGGTTCCGAATTAATGAAAAAGATTTGCGAAGAGTTGATGAAACCACTATATCCAGTCGTTAAAACGCAACCTGCTTCGATGACTGGGCCTGTATATGGTGTATTGATGAAAGAATTACAACCTGCTGTCATTGATTTTTCTCATTTTGAGAAGTTTTGTGTTAAAATGCACGGTCTTAGTGTTGATTACAAGGATTATGTGATTCGAATGATGAATCACGAAATATTTAGTGAGTATTTTTCTTCAATTACAAACGCTACTTCATTGCTAGAATTGTCTCATGAAGAGGACAAGCAAATGCGTGGAAAAATATACGATGATTCAATCCGAAACATTGAGCAACTTTGCTTGGAATTGGTTAGTCTGTGGAGCATTTTCCACAATTCAAATATCTATTGGAAAGAAAAAGGGAATCAAGATTTTCATATCCCATCAAATACTTATCATGAAATGACATCTGATTGGCGCCCATATTACTTGGGAAAATCCGTATTGGTAGAAGAAGATCCTTCTGACTCTTCAGCAGTCGGAGGAAAAAAACAAAAAAAAAAGCAACAATCAAAGCAACAATCAAAGCAAGTCTTGGAAGAAAGGCCACAAGGAAAGCCAGTCTTGGAAGAAAGGCCACAAGGAAAGCCAGTCTTGGAAGAAAAGCCACAAGGAAAGCCGGTTCATGTTTTCATGAATGGCCAATCCGGTGTTGTCTTTACGATGCCAATTGCCGAGTAAATCGACAGTCGCGATTGAATAAATCAAAGCTCTGCTTTGATTTTTATAATTAAAATAGTATATAATATTCATAAAAATTGATAGTAATATAAGAGTAAAATATTAGTGTTATACATAATTTCAATGTCTCGACACAAACCCACAATTAAACATACTGTAGACGAATCATTATTGATTGATATAATGAAAGAAATATGCATTTTTTTCATTGAAAATCAATATTCTCATCCACATTCGCAAAGAAAAGAAAAATTAGAGAGATTAAAAAGTCTGTGTAAAAAACCAGTTATTCCGATTGATATTAAAAATTCTGAACAAACTCAAGTGGGTCAATATAATCAATTGATAGAAAACTGTGTACCACATGAAGTTGTTTGGCAATTTAATACATTATATTTTCGAAAATTGCATAGTATGGACCAATATACGTATATTCTTGATAGAATCACCAAAATTGTTGAGGGATATATGATAACAAAGAATCAAGAGTCTGCATTGGAATTGTTGGATCAACTTTGTAAAGAAATTGTATCAATTTGGAATCATTTTTATACTTCCAATGAAAATTGGAAAATCGATCATCTTACTCGAAATGCTCTCCATGATGTTAGTAATCTTGTTTTTAAGTTAGACCATCTACCTCCAATATACTTAGGCACATCAAGTTATTTTGATAGTGATGCAAATAAAATGAAAACTTGTTATGTTTTTGTTGATTCTACGACTGGTTGTATCATAATTCGAGAATATAAAAAGAATGATGAAGACGATCGTACGAAACATTATCTTATTCTTAATTATATCATTAGTGCTATCACAGAAAATTTGTATCACCAGAATCGAAATGAAATGAATTATTTGAAAAAAGCACTTGTTAGTTTATTTGAAAAATACGAAATATCAAATAAGCTTCCAGAATATCTTGACAAATTTTTGGAATATGGAAAACTTATTATGATGAATATCGGCTGCGGAAATGATGAACATATTTTTTCAATAGAACTTCAACTCAATATTTTATGTGAGTATGTTGTTAATCAACACATGAACGTCGAAATAATCGACGATTTTTTGAGAAACGGATTACCACTAGTCTGATAACTCGACCGAACATTTTATAATTTTTATAATTAGAATAGTTTGCTTATGTAGTCGAACGTCAGAAACATAATTCCTTGTCCGGGGGCGACCCTCGTCAATCTCGCCAAGCTCCCCCTCCAAAAGCCAAGAACCCCATATGTATTGTATATTGTTTTCGAAAGTTGGACCATACTGCTTTTTTGTTTCGCGGATTCTTCCTGCATTTGCGTTTTTAGGACATCCATCGGCGAAGACACTATAACCGAGAAAATACCGGCCCCGACTCCGCCCCAGAATGAGTGCGTATTTGTAAATTTTTCCCGACTTGATATATAATCCTTGTATTTATTGAAAAAATAGAAGCGACTCGCCTGATTCAATGATTGTCTATATAGAGTCGGAAAGTAGCCTAAATAGAGACCTCGTATTCCACTTTCTTTGACAACATCCATCGTTTTCATATGTGGGAACCGTATCATTTTGGTTTTTATTGTTTCTGATGGGACTGTTATGAACGTCGATTCAACGAAACCCGCGAATAATCCAGAAAGAATTGATACTGCGTCTTTATTAAAAGATTTTTCGTGTAAGTGCTTTGAAAATATATTATAAGCGTAAAAGCGACTGGCAACCTTGGGGATATTAAAAAAAAGGACCGGAGTAAGCCCCCTGTAAAATCCAAAGAACCCATCCTTTTTATAAATTTCAAACGCAGTATTTTTCATGTTGAGGTGGTTCCCTTTGAACTGCATCTGTGTTTTAATGTTCTCGGATGGCCATGTGGCGACTGCTTCTGCTATTCCGGCGACGCTCCCAGCAATAATATTTTTAACGGCTTCATTTTTCTGACTCATAATTATAATTGAAGATAAAAATTGAAATAAATATAAAAATAAATTTATATGTATAAACAAAATGGAATCGAAGACTGAACTCACCAAGTGCTACAAGTGCCATAAACCTCAACAAACGAACGCGATGTGTTCAAATTGTCATGGGAAAATGATTCAACAAATGAAGCGGGACCTCGCGACGAAAGGTGCCTGTTGTGATTACAATGGAACCGAATATTGGTATTAGAATATATTCGAAATAATTATAAAATGTAAAAAATGAATTTAAAAATACGTGATTATTATATAATAACAAAATGGAATCATTTAATTTAGATAATAGTCAAGAAGTCCCTTATGATTTGAAAAATCTGGATGATACGCATCCCAAAGAAAACAATGTAGAAGGGTTGAAAATCCAGTTGATGAATCATCAGAGGACCGCTCTTTATCACTGTCTTATGCTTGAAAGTAATGAAGGAATACTCATCAATGAGACATACTATTTTTCAACATTCGGGATATTAGCCTGTAAAGTGGGGTCCGGTAAATCATTCGTCGTATTAGCGATGATAATGAAAAAACCGGTCATCAATTATAGAAGAATTGCGAATGGATATGGCGGTGGTGTTATTACGCATTCTTCATTCCGAAAAATAAACACGATGTCAAATACAGTCAGTGCTAATATTATTCTTATTCCACACAATTTGTTATCGCAGTGGTGTGGTTATATTACGAAGAATACAAATATTAGATATCTTATTATTCATTGCTCAAAAGATTACAGTGTTTTCCATGACAAAGTCAAGAAATATACTGAGGAAAAAGACGCTTCTAATAGAAGACAACTCTTCGAAGATTTAACGGAGAATGTTGTATATTTGGTTACAAACAAATTTTGGAACATTTTCGCATTGGAATGGAATAATTCAATAAAAAAAACGGTGAGTCGCATATTTGTCGATGAAGTTCATGCAATTAATATCCCAAATTCAATGAAATTACAGGCTAACTTTGTCTGGTTTATATCATCATCTCTAAATGATTTATTTCGCCATTCTAATAATGGATTCATTAAAGATTACATCAATATGTGGTCTTACTACTCATCATTGAATCACAATGTTATCAAAAATAATGATGAATATATTGATTCAAGTATCCAATTGGAGAGTCCAAATACGGTCATGATTCGTTGTAAGACATCGCGCCTATTGAATATATTTTCGGGGATTATTACGGAAGAAGTACGGAATATGCTTTTGGCCGAGGATGTCGAGGGCGTTATCTCAACATTGGGAATACCAACCGTTAGCGAAAGCAATATCATCCAAGTTTTATGTAAGAATTTACAGAATGATTTGGAGAATGCGCGGATGATTCATGAGACGAAGAAAATCATGATTTATGCAACGGAACAAATGAAGGAGGAATCCATCGCGAAGTCGCAAGAGAAGATTGATAAGATTAATGAGAAGATTATGGATGTTCAGAAGCGCATTAGTGAATGCGATATTGACCCCATAATGCACATTGATATTATGAAGCCAGTCATTACTGGATGCTGTAATAACAAGTTTGATTTAGAGAGTATTACGGCCCATTATTCACATCAGGAAAAGAATCATTTACCGATTGTTTGTCCATTATGTAGGGCCCCACTGGACTTGAAGAAATTGCTATATGTCGGTGAATTCAAAGGTGAACGAGCATCTAAGAAGAAAGAGCCAATGGAATGGGTTTCGATTGAACATACCAAAATCGAGAATTTGGAACATTTATTGCGGACGCAGATTGAACAGACGAAGAGAATTCTGATTTTTTCAGAATTTGAGGGAAATGTATCACAGCTTGGTGAAGCTTTCCGGAATGCTCGGAAGAATGAGTTATACCCGTTGAAAGGCTCAATCGGTCATATTACGAACCTGATTGAACAATACAATTGTGGAGATATAAAGAACTTATTTTTAAATGCGACCTACTGTGGGAGCGGGTTGAACTTGGAAAAAACGGATGTTGTTATTATCATGCACAAGATGACGCAGGATAATATGAATCAAGTTGTTGGACGGGCGCAACGGCTGGGCCGGACGGGTAGATTGGATATTTATTGCTTGTATGCTGAAAACGAATAACCAGCCCCTTTTTCCCCGCCAGCGGGGTAAAGGTGCTAACCCCCAAACAGGTTCTATTTTCCTGATATTTTTCCAAATAGTTATTGTTTCCTGATATTTTTCCAAATAGTTATTGTTTCCTGATATTTTTCCAAATAGTTATTGTTTCCGGATATTTTTCCAAATATATGAGAGATGAATATAAAATATTATTATAAATTATTATATCTATATAAATATAATATCAAATGTTTGAGATTAAGTTAAAAAAGAGTAAAGCAGATATATATTATAAAAGTGATTTACAAACAAGTAAAAATGCGTGGTGTAATATATCTATATCAAAAGATAAGATATTTGTATATGTAAGTCGAGATAAAAGTCGTAGTTATTGGATTGGCGGTAAAAAAGGAAAGTCAGCTAAATTATTAATTAAATTTAATGATTCTAAAAAAATGATTACTGTAAATACTGCGAATAAGATAATAATTTATAGCATTAAAGATTATACAAAAATAAAAAAGAAAGCGATATATTATAAATATATGAATGAAAATGATAATAAAATTGAATTTAAGGAAATATGATAAATTCTAAATTTTGATTATAATTGCCTTATTTTTGTTCTTAGGTCGAACATATTTACTTCCAAATACATCTTTCAGTATTTTATCAACTGTTTCAAACTCTTTCTTTGGAAGGTCCCATTTTATATCAATTTCTCCCTTATTTTTTGACCAAAAAAGCGATTGACTTGTGTAAAATATGAAAGGCGTTTTATATTTTGCCATCTTATCCGCATCTTCCCATGCGAAATCAATAAAATGATACACGCGCTTCCATCCTATTTCTAAAAACAATATATTGTTCTTTTTCAGTTCAGACGCGACTTTTTTGAACTTTTTGAGTAATTGCGTTGTATCGTATTTATAGAATTTTTTGTTTAGATAATTCTCGGGAAACTGCATGTAATATTCTTCGGCCGTATTTTTCCAAACGAGCTTATGCCATTTATAAATACCATTTTTATTCGGTTTGGAGACATATTCATCTTCGTCATTTCCTTTCATTATTTTGTTTGGGTGGTCTTGGGCGGAAACTGGTGGCGAAGGCCTTTTTAGATATTTTCCTTTTAACATACTCTTTTATAGAAAAATATATAAAAGATAAATTTGAATAATAATGCGAATAAAAGAGGAGGGGGTGTAAGGGGGAACAGATAAAAAACTTTACAGTTTTTTATCTCTTGAGTCTATAAGACAGAGTCTTATAGACTGAACTCTAAGTTCCCCTTAGTCCATGTTACAAACAATCAACGCAACACTTAAAACAGCAGACACAATGAATCCAATTGTAGCCCATATAAAATTATCGCAACATAATAGTATGTAATAATAGGTGGCCATTATAACCTCGAACATAACTCCTCCTACAATCGTATAATTCGCAAAATGTAATAACTTTTGTACCTTCTCCTCCCGTGGTATATCCTTTAAATAATAATTCGCCATAATGTATGTGAAACCCATTGGTAAAGCTCCATATATAACGCCCCCAATCTTAAAAAATTTCATTTCCAGTAGAACCATAACAGTCCCGACCAATATTCCACTAAACAAGGCGTTTTTCAAAAATATGGCTAAATATTTATTCATTGTTATATATTTTTATAAAGAAAAATATAATATCTAAGTAAAATATCGGAATTATAAATATTAAACATTATTAATTATGAAAAACATCTTCATAACAAATACGATAACAAAATTTAAAACAACTCATATCCCCATAGAAACGCTAATCTACCCTGTTGGAAAAAATGATTTGGCAAATCATTTTAATAAAATAAAGAATATAATTGAAAAATTAGGCATAGAAGCCGTTTATTGCGACTCAAAATACATATATGAACATTGCAAAGATAAACTTCCCCAAATCAAACGATTAACCCACGATATCCCAGCATACACTTTTATAAATTATGATACATCCCTCAATTTACGCCGGATATGTATAGCCGGATATTTAACTGTCCTATTCTTCGCACTATTTCACGACACACTTTTCTCAATCGCCGTCATTATTGTCCTAATCGCATTCTGGTTTTTAATAGAAAAGATAATCCTATCATCAAGATGGACACCCCATTCAAAGAATTTCATCAACCTCTAACTTATCGGATTCTCTCTTTACACTCAATTTATCGAGTGGATATCCAATCTTTTCAAATATGTCTTTCGGGTATATTTTTAAAAACTGCTTCGCAATTTTATCATTAGTAAAATACTCTCGCCACTTTTCTAAGTCGATGTTCTTGTTTGTTATATGCGAGTTCCGTTTGAGGTCATCATTGCTCTTGTTTCTTATATTGTGGGGCTTCGCCAGTTCCAGCGAAATCATAATCATCTCCTTCGTGAAACCGTAATGCTTAAACATATTCTTTAAAACCCCTTCAAAATCAGTCATCAAATCCTCATATTTCAATTCTAAGAAGTTTGTCATATAGTAGTCCCATTTGTAGATATCAGATAATGTATTAAAGCTACTCTCCACATAAAGGTCGTTCTTCATTTCAAAAATAACACCCTGCTCTTTTGTTAGGCGGTTTAGCAACTTTTTATAAGTTTCATTCCCATATTCAGCAATCTTCTTGTTCGCCCATGGTTCTATCGTTTTCTTGTGATATTCATACGCACTCACAATAATTGCGCAAGGGTTTCTTATCATATGCGTCCCAATAATTGGGCGGTCTATCTTTGAAAAATCAATATGACTATGATGTTCAACCCACACATCCGTAGTCGGTTCCAATTTATCTTGCGCGCAATACTGGTATTTCATCCCGAAATAATTACAGACTGCCCTTAATATTTTCTCAATGACGACAGTCCCCGTTTTGTGATGACAGCAATGTATAATAAGTGGACGCTTATTTGCATATTCCATATACGCACTCGATTGAACCGCACGATGTTTAATAAGTAATTGCGCAATCTCATCTTTAATGTGCGATTCCATCTTATAAAATAATAATAAATTTAATTGAAATAATAACCGAGGATTGATTGATTACTCCTCTGAATCATCGACCTCATCTCGAATACGGATTCCAGTGAATCCTTTTCCTCGGGACAGTCCGCCAATCTTAATATTGTTCTTAAACTCGACTTCATAGTTCGCGAAACAAGTCTTCATTTTCTCAATGAATTCAGTCTGCGTAATAGGGGACCGCTTACCCCCGCTAATATGCTCCTGATAGTAGTCCTTGAACATTGAAAATAAATCCCGAATGATAATTCCATCTGAAACATTCTCAGTAATTTCAATCTGTTCTTCCAGAAACTCGCTATAACTATCCTGATTCTTCAACATCCGCGAGGAGTTCATAGAAACCAGTGAGGGAATAACCAGCTTCTGGTTGTTCGCAATATACATCTTGACATAGTCCAGTAAAATAAGCATATACTGTTGCCGGTATTGAATGTTGTCCTTCAATTTCGGCTTTAAGTTAGGGTCCGCCCTAAACTCATTCGCCTTCTTCGGCTCGTGCATAACGAACCTATTCGGGAAATTAATTCCGACATATCTACGGATGAAACCTCCATCATGTACATCATCAATCTTGGGCATCTTATTACAGAGCATAACCAGCGTGAATTTGGGAATGTCAGTCAGCTCCGGATTCGGAGAATGCGCCTTCCTAATTTGAATCTTGTCTCCACCAGTAATCTCCTTAATGAAATCGATGTTCAGCTTCTTCTCATTGGGCGGTTCATTCACCTGAACATACCGCTTCTTAAAAATGCTAATCAGCTTCGAATTGTGGCCCTCCTGCGAGTTGCTAATATTAGTAATATATGAATTATCCAAAATACCGGCGTAGTCCCCGAGGGAGTTGTCGTGTAGTGTCGTAATAACACCCTTACCATTTCCACCAGTTCCCTCAAAATTGACGAAGAGCTCATTCTTGTTCGTTCCGATGAGCGTCGAACTCAAAAAGAGGAGGGCGAACTCGCAAACGTCTGCGCTAGGAAGCGATTTCTGAAACAAGTCCATAATCTCATCACGGATCGATGATATAACATCGGGGGAGTAGTCGTATCCGGCCGAATAACTGATTTTGTCATCCGGCTTCTGGTCGCGAAAGAGGCCCGATTTCAAGTCATAGACTCCGTTATTGAAGCCCAGCAAATGATTGTCCATATCGAGCTCCTTGTGGAAGTTCTCGTCGTAGAACACTTCCTTACACTCATTCATTACTGAATTCTTGTAGGTCGCGCTACTGAGAGTGTGGATGGATTTCTCACACGCCATCTTCATAACTTTCGTCGGGTCGCTCTCGGGAATCATATCTCCAGATTGTTGCTCAGTGTCCGCAATTTTGGTGCTCAACATCGCGCTATAACGGAGGAGGGCCCCTTTGACGTGGATTGTTATGTCCTTCAAAAGGGGGACCGGCTCATCTAATACTTGCCACCGGTTCGTATAACGATACCAGACGCCCTTTGAATACTTGTATTTTTCGGACAAGATGTGATGGGCCAATTCTGCGTAGTCAGTATGTGTATTACGGAAACTGCGACGAATATAATTCGTCAGGTCGTCCTCCCCAGCGTATTTCTCGATGGTCGAAAAATACTTCTCGGGGTTGTCGTGCCACGCCATTCTCCGAAGGGAACCAATTTTCGCTTGATTTTCCTTGGGATATGTGGCGTATTTGTGCCAGAGGCGCTCACAATGGGCCTCATCGTATTTCGATGATTGGGATGACCATTCTTTCCATAGGCTGATTAAGTTGTCATCAATATTGTGAAGGATTGCTCCAACTCGGAACCAGTCGCTGTATTCTTCAACACGGGCCGGCTTCAATAAAGAGAGGAGCGCCTTCAAATACTCTGGACTCTTCTTGGAGACGAGTTCTTCAATCAACACTTCGACTTCATTCGGCTTTTGTTCACCCAGAATGTCGTCGAGTCCTTTCTTCTTCTTTTCGTTCTCTTTCTCGATAATTGTATCGATAAGGGTTTCCTTCTCTGGAAAATTATTTTGGAGAGAGAGAACTTTGAGGAGTTGGATGTTGATTTCGGGGAGCTCCATCTCTTCCATATTCATATCGAATATTCGAGTAAGCTTATAGATTTGGGACGACGGGGATTTCTTGCTCCCGAACATAATAATATTATTACGCTCGACGACGGCCTCATCAATAATACTCTGGATTGATGAAGTGGATGTTGCCAAAATGGGATCTTCGCTCATTTTATCAATGACGAATTTCCGGAGCCAGTGCTGGGCGCTGTATTTGATACAGATGAACGGGAACATTATATGAATCCCGTCTTTCAGAACGTTCCGTTTCTCATCGAGGTCGGGGTGCTCTTTTTCAAGAACGTATGCGTATGATTCTTTCTGTTGAAGAGTATTACCGAACAATTCCTGAAATCCGGCGTAATAAGTTTGTAATACACGAGTGAGGAAATCGTCGTCATACTGGCGGGAATCGTATCTTTCGGAGTCGTGTCGCAAATCAATATCTACGAACACTTTCGAAAATTTCTCGGGGTGCTTCTCTGTAAGGAATGAATCATTCGCTTCCGTAATCGTGTGATTGAAATAGATGGACCAAAACTTATCGCGTTCGGACGGTTTAATTTTATATAAACCGCCCATCATAGATGTGTGGGTTGGGCCTTCTTCTTTATTCACTTGGTGGTCAATTAAATAGCGCTTCATTTTATTTTAAATGATTATTGGTCAGATAAAAAATCAATTTTTATAATTTTATTTTGGGGATTCTGAAAAGAGTTTTTAGGATACGTTATTGGAAATATTGTGTTATTATTTAAAAATTGATGGTAAATTCGTTCAAAAATTTTAAGGATTTGTTTATCCAACCGTACCGTAATGACTTCCTTACCGAAACCAGAACAACAAATTGATAACCTCGATGCGAAAGACGCAACGGGTATTGATTTTCCACCTCTGCAGCCTGTCAAAGCAAAGAAATCTTCCAAAGAAAAGGCTAGTGCCAGAGGTGGAAAATCAAATGATGCCGGTTCTGCAATGTCAAAAATAGATGCTTGTGCATCTATTTTTGACATTGCAGAACCGGCATCTGCTGATGCTGCTAATGCTGATGCTGCTAATGCTGCTAATGCTGCTAATGCTGCTAATGCTGATGCTGCTAATGCTGCTGATGCTGCTGATGCTGCTAAGGCCGCCAAAAAAGCAGCCAAAAAGGAGGCTAGGGCCGCCGAAACTCCGGAACAGAGAGCGACCAGAAAGGCCGCCGAAAATAAAGCTAAGGCCGAAAAGAGAGCTGTGTTACTCGCATCCTTAAATACGGTTGCTTCTGATTCAACCGACAATCCTGCTCATGCTGCTCCTGCTGCTGCTGCTGCTCCTGCTCCTGCTCCTGCTTCTGCTCCTGCTCCTGCTCCTGCTCCTGCTGCTCCGGTTGATGAAGAACTGGACAAATTACTCAAGAGTATTTCGCATATTCCGTCTTCTCAGTCAGTAAAAGAGGCGTCTGGGGTTCAATCATCACGTGTGTCCGAAACTGTATCATTCGCGGATGTTGCTGCGCCAAGACCTGTTACTGATCAAGCTGTTCAGTTAGCTCAACAGTTAGCTCAACAGCTCGAAGAAAAGAATGCCGAAATGAAAGCTGCTGAGCTCAAAAACCAAGCTGCTGAGCTCAAAAAGCAGAGACAAGATGCTGCTAAACTTCAGATTGATCTTTATGAAGGGGCTCTTTCTAAATGGACTCCTCGAATGGCTAAGTTGATATCAGCCCAACAAGCGGTTCAAAACAAGATGGATGCGAATAGTGTAATCCTAACGGCTGAGTCTATCAAACTGGCAAAAGCGAATTCGGATCTTCCAGCGGCTGCCCAAATCTTGAAGCTGGCAGATGAATTGAATAAAGCGATGTCAAATATCAAACTCCTTATCGCAGAACATTTGGAGAAGAAGCCGCTCTCCCCAGAAGAGCAAGAATTGTGCCAGAAACAAACGGCGGCGGTACAGCAAAAGGCTGATCATGAAGACTCAGATGAAGCCAGAATCACCCGTTTGAAATTTTTCAACGAGTCCTTTTTGAAGTTCTTGAATTCAAAAGATTCGAATACTGACGGGAAATCAAAGACATCTTACCTTTTCAAAAAGATATGCAAGTGTGCTATGCTTGGTTCAGGTATCCCTATTTCCAAAATATGTTTCTATGGACTTGATCCAGTTACCTTTCTTGAAATCAGGGTTCCTTCAGATGACGGGTCCTCCAAACCCATTTTTCAAATTGACTGTGGAAACCTCAGAACGGTTCGAGGGTTTAAAAATCTTTTTCAGAAATACGATTCCGCCAAGGCATCGAAAACTGGGGAAACTCTGTCAGAAGCGGAATATCACGATAACTGTTGCATGATGACGTGCTTCAAATTTCTGATTCACATCAAAGGTATTTTGTCGACAAGAAACAGAGAACGGAGTAGTCCTATCAATCTCGCTCAGTTTCTCGGAAACGCAGCGAACTTCAATCGAGAACACGATTTCAACACGAGGAACGTATTCGTCAAAGAACAAGCAAGCCACTTTATCGAACAGAAAGAGAGTTTACGCAAGCAAGCTTCTGCTTCTGTGAAAGTCTCCTCTGTTTCTTCGAATCCGTTTGCGGTGTTGATTGATGAACCTTGCGATGTTCTTCCCGTTGTGCGATGTGGTAGCGGTTGCGCTATGGACTCATCATCTGGATTCGGTCGTGGTTTCCAAAAGACGCGGGGGAATGACTGTACAGTTAAGCCGGCGTCCGATTCGCAGCCAAAGAAAGGATCTGCAAGTGCTCCCACGAATGAACAACGTGCTGAATTGTACAAATTTTTAAAACAGATCGCCATGATAGGTGGTCTTTCTACCAAGCATGAGTCGTTCAATAACAACAGGGGCGCATGGGCTGGCGTACGAGATGACGTGATTAATATAGCCGCCCAATGTGGTGTCGACATCACAAAACCCGATGCAGTCTTTCAGTTTTTGAAGGATTACGGCTTCGTCGAACAAGTGGAGACGCAAGTCAAGGGGGCCAATGGTCGCAAAACCGTGCTACGCATTTTGGACAAAGACGGCAATGTCGTCGAAAAAACCGGTGCCGCTGGTGCCGCTGCTGTCGCTGATGCTGGTGCCGCTGCTGTCGCTGATGCTGGTGCCGCTGCTGTCGCTGATGCTGGTGCCGCTGCTGTCGCTGATGCTGGTGCCGCTGCTGGTGCTGATGATGCTTAAAAAAACAGTTTTATCCCAAATTTTTGGGTATTGCTGTTCTCTCCGAGCTTTTGCTCGTGTTATAAAAATATAATATATTATTATAATAAATGAAAACAGATGATATTTTACCCCAACCTATGATAAAATGTGGTATTCAATATAATTGTATCTCAGATTCTATAATTTATGTATTACAACTTATAAAACTAATCGACGACAATATCGGTAAAAAGATGCGTCTCAATCAGAAAATATCCCCCCAACTTATACAAAAAACGATGGACGTTTATAAACAATTTTCAAAGCGCTTTTTTAGTAAGAAGTCGGTCAATTGTATGAAAAAAAACTGTAATATGAAGAAGAATATTCCCGAACTTACCAAATTAATAAAAAGTTTAGAGATATTTATAAATGGTCATCGCGCGATATCAAAAGGATATAAACTTAAACCAAGCGCCCAAAATCCACAAGTTCGTATTGAGCCTTATATTAAATTCATAATGAAGTATATTGATGTAATCAAAGTATTACATAAAATCGTAGTTGATATTGATAAAAAATACAAAAAGTATTTTTGAAAAAATAATCATTTCATGGGTCATTTTGGGGGGTCAGTTAACAGTTGATTAAAACCGTATAAAACCGTATAACTATAAATCACTTCGTGATTTATAGTTCTAGAGTTTATATATGACAATGTCATATATAAACTGTATAATGCTATTTTTTAAGTATAATCGTAAATTTATAATTATTTCAGTTTAAAGAAAACTAAATATTATATTATAGGATGAAATGTTTTATGATTAATCAAGAATATCCTCAATAAATAACAAAAATAAAAATCATAACTATGTATCAAATCTGTAATATCTAATCGGGAATTGAAGTAGAGTTTATATATGACTTTGTCATATATAAACTCTAGAGATATAAATCACGAAGTGATTTATATCTGTACCACAGAAATAAAATAGATATTCATAAATGATTTAGATATAAAAAATAGTGTCTTGATATAGAAATATATTAAGGCATGGCGTATCCGCTTACGTCATTAAAAACCAAAAAAAATAAAATCGTAATATCCAGAGAGAATGAGGATGATTCCAAGACCCATCTACTACATCCAATTTTTTAATCTGATTATACGGAAATGCGTATAACGCATTTCCCTACCCCTTGGGATGAGCATAGCTCATCCCAGCGGGTACGGTTTTATACGGTTTTAAGTAGCGGTCAGTTTAAATGACAAAGTCATTTAAACTAAAGAGATAAAAAACGTTAGTTTTTTATCTGTTCGCACCTTTACTCTCGAAGAGAGAAAAAGGGGTGGATTGGTGTTTCCATCCCCACGCAATAATTGATATACGTCCTTCCTGCGAGAAGTTATCCGGATGAATCGGTAATATTCCGTGTTTCCAGTTGACATTTATATCTCTACAAAAAGCGTAAGCGCAGCCATTCGGACAAGGAAACGCCACAGTCCTCCTACTATTATTCTCTTGAAACGCGATATCCCGTGTCTTCCCAAAACTTACGCCAACTGTCATGTTTTGGACTTTTGCTTTATCCTCTTTGACCGCACTCGCATCGTGATGGAACGGCTTCCAATCCGAGCTATCTTGATACCAATTACAACGGGTCGCCTTTATATCCATATCGAAATATGTTGCTATCCGGTTTATAACCATGTTGAATGTTGGGCATTTCTGCTTCCAGTTGGTCTTATCATCGGCGATGAGATGCGTATCCCCATGCCACAGCTTGAAGATTTCTCCCCCACATTTGACCATTTCATCGACCAGTTTTTCATATATCATCGGACCCTGAATAAAATCGGGAATTAAGATAACGTCGCGCGTCTGAATATCTTTGCTAAATTTAGTCTGGCTTGTATCAACGATGACTCTCATATCACACGGCTCGTAATTCGGCTCAAACTCAGTTGTGTTCTTTTTATGAACGTGGTTCTGGTTTCCGGCTTCTCCACTAATGAAATGATTCTTTTTACAATCGGCGCCCCACTTACAGGCACCCCCCTTCCAAAATCCATAACAAAGATTCTTGTCATGGATATAATTACACGGATTACGAGAACACTTGTGGTTCATAAAATCGCGACATACTTTATCCATGTAAAATGATATTCTAATTTCTTTAAGTTTAACTTTTTATAAATTCAAATAATTATAAAAGTAAAAAGAGGGAGAACCTTTGGTTCTTCTTCGCTATAAGTTTTTTAACAAGACGACATGCCCTGTTAAATCACCGGCAAGTAAGATACTCTTCCCTTCCGAAGTTACATGAATTATGACACTTGAAATATGTCGAGTGTGTCCGAAACAATGTTTTAATAAAACGGACATATTATCCCCATTTGGGGAAACACCCAGAACAATTATGTCTTTTGTGCACCCAAGATAAAGACGCGACCCATCTCTGCTAAAACACATTGAGTTAACGTATAACGGAGACTCATACATACTCTTCACCGCACTGCAATCACCGCGGATATCATGAATGGTAACTACCGATATTTTATCAGATTTACAAGACACCGCAGAAAAGCAAGTAGATGGATGAACTATGACATTTGACACATTCAATCTCATGAACGTTTGATGAATAGCATCCAAAGTTTCTGGTGATTTTTGAATATTTGGAGTCGTGATTTCCCACTTCTTATCATCCCTAGTGTTGACGACTTTCCAAATCTTTCCATCTGAGTTGGTCGACATCATAGTCTGACCTAACCACCCAATATTGACGATGGAGTTTGAACTGTTGAAATCATAACCATCAATACTCGTATTATTGATGAGTCCGATACATATTGCTGAATTCTCGGATTGTAAATCGATCCGATGAACTTTGATATTTCCAGAAGAATCCCCAGATGCGACGTGTCTTATATGCTGCGATATTTCGCCAAATGACACACATGTTATTTTTCGGTTGTGTTGACCGAATGTTTCTACTAAACGAGATTTCTTCTTTTCATCAAATGAAATTTCATAAATGGAAATCATGCAACCTTTTTGATGTGTCATCGCAAAAAATGGATGAATGGGATCAAAAGCGAGAGTAGAACTTCCATTCGAAACTGAACATTGTATTACTTCAGTGAATTTAACTGATTCATAGTTTGTAGACAGATGCTTTATTGTAATATCATTAGATTCATCATGAATTTCACGTTCATGATGAACGGCAATTTCTTTTTGGGGATTGTGGTCTTGTTGAGCGGGTTGCTCATCTTGAGGTCCGGTTGTTTCAGTTGCGCCATATACACCAGTTGCTATGGGTTTCTTGTGATAAACGATATTAGTCCGTCCCAATAATACCAATATTGGTAATTGCGGATGTATTTTTGAATACGAAATATGGTAACATAACCCATCAAGAATAATGTGGGGAGCGAGATCGCAGAAGAGTGGTGGTCTCATTTTAGTAGTCATTGTTGTGGCAAGAAGCATATTAAAATCCTAAAAATATTGCTTTAATTTACCATCATTTTTTATAAAGTTCCTTCTTTTCTCTTATAAGTAGATGTATAAATAGTATAAAAGATTCTGACTATTATTCATAAACAACGAAATGAATAACACCAAAATAGAAACAGCAATCCTTGAAGAATGGAAAAAAGACGATACATTCAAGAAACAATTGGAAAAGAATAAGGAAAATCCAACAAAGGTATTTTATGATGGACCCCCCTTTTGTACTGGTAATCCACACTATGGTCATATAGTTGCCAGCACAATCAAAGACATATTCCCCCGCTATTGGGCGATGACTGGATATAATGTCCCCCGAAGATGGGGATGGGATTGTATCGCGGAGGGGACTATCATTAATTTGGACAATGGAACCGGCCTATTTATTGAAGACCTCTTCGAGTATTCCGGTTCAGTTGAAACATGTGTGATTTCAGACAAAAGCATCTCCAATCGCATATCATCAAATTTCATTTGTAAGGGAGACCGCGAATGTATTGAGTTATTTTTCGATAACAATACATCCCTCGTTTGTACACCGGACCATCGTTTATATACGGACTATGGTTGGATGAAAGCGGGGGAAATTCAAGATGAGATACTATACGCAACGCCGGTAAATCCTGTTCCATATTATTATATGAATACGTATAATTGGACGATTCAGACAAACGCATTCGTGTTATCATGTAGCAGTTTGGACAATAAAATGAATTGTTTAGCATATTTCCGTTTATTCGGATGCGTCAGCGGAAATGGTTTCGCCAATAATAATAAAATTTACGTATTATTCCGAGAAGTCCCTGAGTTATTTTTGAGAGATATCGCCCTATTTACAAGCGATGAATCCTTTGTAAGATACGAACCTACTTTTTCAAAATATATGGTAGAAATCCCCAATGTTCTAACTGCGTCATTTATTCAAATGGGAATTGATAAAATTATTCCGGCGGTTGTATCGAACGTGGAAATCCCTCTATTCTTGCGATATGAATTTTTCGCCGGATTTTTCTCTGGTTTGTATTCAAATTTTAATGAGAATCACGTGGATATCGTCAATAATATATTACATGGCGTTTGTGAGTCCAGTCTATTTTTGAATAGACACAAAGAATCCCCATATTTGAGCAATTTTCGCTTATTGGTGGGATACAGATACGACGTGAAGCCGTTGCTAACACAGACCAGAGTTGTTCATAAAGAGAGTGTTGGATTGCGGAGAGTATACGACATAACCGTTGAGGAAACCCATAATTTCATTGCGAATGGAATCGTCGTTCATAACTGCCACGGGCTTCCCATTGAGTTCGAAATTGAAAAGAAGTTAGGTATAAAAACGAAAGAGGAAATCCTAAAATTTGGAATCGCCAATTATAATGAGGAGTGTCGAAAGATTGTTATGAAATGCTCGTCCGATTGGAAATACACAATTGATCGCATTGGTAGATGGGTGGATATGGAAAATGATTATAAGACGATGGACCTCGATTTTATGAACAAGGTTTGGACAGTCTTCGCGAAATTATGGGCCCTCGGGCTCGTATACGAAGGTGTGAAAGTTATGCCATATAGTTGTGGTTGCGCGACCCCCCTATCCAACTTTGAGGCTAAATCGAACTACAAGAGTGTTCGCGACCCCTCGGTCGTCCTCCGGTTCAAAGTATTTGGCGCCCAATTATCAACATCTCTCCTCGTTTGGACTACGACGCCTTGGACACTTCCCTGTAATATGGCGGTCTGCGTAAATCCGGATTTGGATTATGGAGTGTATGAGCGCGATGGGGAGTTGGTTATTCTATTAGTCGAACTTGCTGGAAAATTTGGGATTGAAGAAGAGCCCGTGAATATTATCAAAGGTATCGATTTAGTAGGGACCGAATACGTCCCCCCGTTCCCTGATATTATTTTAGATAATTGGTTTCACGTTGTAGCTGACCGCTTCGTGGATAATTCATCGGGGACAGGTATTGTTCATTTGGCCCCCGCCTTCGGTGAGGATGATTACCGTGTCTGTTTAGAGAATGCGGTCATTGAGAAGATGAAATTACCGACATGTCCTTTTAATGCGAATGGCTATTTTACGGATGATGTCCCCTTTTTAAGTGGGGTCTATTTCAAGGATGCGGACAAAATTGTTTTAAAGCGACTGGAGCCCCTTATCTTCCGGCTGACATATGAGAATCATGACTATCCATATTGTTGGAGGAGCAACACGCCACTTATGTATAGAATTGTCCCCTGTATTTTTATTAATGTTGAGAAGATTCGCGATAAGATGGTCGCCGTTAATGAGGCGGAGACGAATTGGATGCCCAATCATATAAAGGATGGGCGCTTCGGGATGTGGTTGAAAGATGCGCGGGACTGGTGTGTTAGCCGGAACCGCTACTGGGGAACGCCGATTCCCCTCTGGAAGTCGGATGATGGCGACATTATTTGTATTGGGTCCGTTGAAGAATTACAGTGGGAGTGCGATGATCCGATAACTGATATTCATCGTCATCACGTGGATGGGATTAAAATTCGCCGGAATGGGAAAGTGTATCACCGAATTGATGAAGTGTTCGACTGCTGGTTCGAGAGTGGGAGTGTCCCCTTTATTAACGATAAATACCCCGCCGATTTTATTGCGGAGGGTCTTGACCAAACGCGGGGCTGGTTTTATACGTTGATGGTCTTGGGTGTCGCGCTGACGGGGATGAGTCCTTATAAGAATGTCATTGTGAATGGGTTGGTATTAGCGGAGGATGGCGAGAAGATGAGTAAATCGAAGAAGAACTTCGAGGACCCGAACATCATTATTGATAGACATGGCGCCGATGCGTTGCGCCTTTATTTAATAAGTAATGGCGTCGTTCGGGGGGAGTCGATGAAATTTAAGGAAGATGGAATCAAGCTTATTACTCAGAGTCTCCACATTTATTCGCATAATACTCTCATTTTTCTGAAACAGATGATTCCTTTATATGCGCAGAAATACGGGGAGAATTTCAATTTCTTTGAGGGTGTCCCACATACATCTAATCTAATGGACATGATGCTTCTCAAATATTTGAGCGATTTTATTATGGTAATTCATCGGGAGATGGAAGCCTATAATTTATTCCCAATTGTTCGCAATATGGTTGGATTTATTAATCAGTTAAGCAAGACATACTTAAATATGAACAAAATGCGTTTGAAGTCGATGATTACACAGATTGATGCGTTAGAGAGCTTGAATGTGCTGTTTTATGTATTTCGGATGTATTCGCTGATGATTGCCCCCTTCGCTCCATTTATGGCCGAGTATTTTTGGAAGGAGTTGGCCCTTTTGAAGTGCGGTGTGAGCGGAAATGAATATAAATTTGAGTCCGTCCATTTGGAGATATTACCGAAAAAATTGGATATTTCGAGCACTTATTTGGGGCGAGAGGGGTTTGAGTTTATTGAGACGCTGATAGAGGCCCGTGGAGAACTCCGGAGCAAAGTTCTGAAAAGCGCGAAGAAGCCCGTTTGTAAGCAGAAGATATACGTTAAAAATTGGCGGTTAGTCCCCGTTATTGAAGAATTACAGGATATTTTTCAGAAGGAATTTAATGTAGTCGCGATTGATATGACGTGTGAGTATTTGTCGATGATAAAATATGGTTATGAAATTGTTATGTCGAATTTTGGGAAGCGGTTCAAAGAAGAGGCGAAAGAGATGAAAAAGAAAATTGCGGAGTATATGACTGATGAGAATTTGGAGCTTTATATTAGAGAAAAGAGCTTCTTTATTGAAGGGGTCCGTTTTGGAGAAGATGACGTCCGGATTGTTGCGAAGATTAATGAGGCTAAAGTTGGGGCGGAGGAATATGTCCAATTTTATGAGGCGAGTGGGATAATCATTGTTAGCGATTTGACATGGAATGAAGAGTTAGAGGGAATTTATTGGATGAAAATGATAACGCGTCATATTATGAACTTCCGGAAGGAGAAGGAGCTGGTCCCAACTGATAGAGTAGTTATAATATATAAGAATTTAGGAAAGATTGAATTGGTTGAAGAGAAAGAGGGGGAAATGGCGGATTTATTGGGAGTTGTTTTGTGTAAAGTTTGCGATGGGGCTATTGGTGGATACATTGGAACTACAACATTTGAAGATGATGGTGGTCATTATGAATTTAAATTGTATTTTTCATAAATTTTGCGATGTTATTTGAGTAAAGAAATTATATTTAACTTTTTATTTGATAAAAAATCGTAATATTTTTAGCAAATGTTTTTCAAAAAAGTTATTCAACTGAAACGCGAACGGTAAATACTTTTGCGTTCAAAGGAGAAACTATATCGCTATGTGTTTTCGCTACATTGTATTCAAAAAGACCACTGGTTGAACTAAATCTATTTGCAAGACCATAACCTTCCGCGATTGTTGGTCCGAGTTCAAGAGGATAAATATTTGTAATAGGGAATGCGGTTTTGTTAATCATCGGATTTCCCCACAAAAAGTTTACACTCGCCATAACTTCTGGACGAGAATTATGATTTTCAATTAAAATCGCCTGAGACGAAGACAAATTACTATCATAATAAAAAGAACCGTCTGATTTTACTACTACGGTTCTCTCAGAAGTAATTCCTTTAACAACCGTATTCAGTTGTGTGTATAATGTATTATATTGAGATGAACCTTTTTTTGTCAAAATTAAATTTTGAGCAAGTACAAGAAAATTGACATTTCCAAGAAGTTTATCCACAATAAGTTTTCCACCAAGATATTTCTGACTATCTCCCGCTACCATACATTTACTAATAAACAAATTTGAAATTTCTAAAAAAATAATTAAACTCAATATATTTTCACAACGACAGCGCGTCGTCGCCCGCTTTTGAGAAGCGACACTTTATGTAATTCATCCGCACTGAAAAAAAGTAGCATTCCTCTTCTTGGATATATCGTTCTATTATAAAAATTGAACTCTCCTCCCATAAAATCTTCGCGATATGTATCCATATAAATAATCATTGTATAACGGATTGGTTTATTCGTATATAATCCATAAATATATTTATCATCCATATGAATAATTTGGATATTATGAATCTTATGTAAATCGGATATCTTATGTTTTATTAGTTTTTTATTATCGTAGTGCCATTTCATTTCGTATCTATCTCCGGCCGTATTATTTCTATAAATAAGATCGAAATTTTTATAATTGTCCAACTGTGGAATATTGAGTTTGTGTTTATTTTCTTTGAAAAATGCGAGAAGATTTTCTGGTGTTGGGTCCTCAATTGATTCTAATTCTGTAAAAAAATCTGTATCTGCTATATTCGTAATATATGGTTCAATTGATTGAATTGTTTTACGATGATTTAGAAGAATTTCGTCGTATTTTGAGATTGATGACATTTATATATAATACAAATACAATAATATTAAATCAATTTTATTCTTATAATAAAATAATGACTAATTTTATTATATTTCCACATCAATTATTTGAAGATATATCCCCATTAAAAAAATATAAAAATATATATTTGATTGAACATCCCGCATTTTTCGGTTATCGAGAAAAGAAGCTCGTATTCAATAAAAAGAAGCTCGTTCTTCATTTGGCGTCTATGATGTATTACTGCGATTATCTCGCGAAATCTTTAAAAAAGTCTATAAACCACATTAAAATCATATCTATCCCAGAAAAGAATCGGGGGGCGTTCGATTTTGTTAAAGATATCGATGGCGATATCGCTTTTTACAACCCAGTTGACCATTTCCTATTTCATCAAATAGAGACACAATGTAAGAAAAATAAGAGGGAATTTGAAGTAGTGGAAACCCCGAATTTTATTACATCTGAGGCCGAATTGCGCGAGTATTACTCGTCCATCAAAAGCAAGAAGAAGCCATTTTTCCAAACGAGCTTCTACAAGTCGCAAAGGGACCGCCTACATATTTTATCCGGCAGTAAATTATCATATGATGGAGAAAATCGCAAACCAATTCCAAAAGGGACGAAGATTCCTGATGTTGTTTTCCCGAAGGAGTCCGACTATATTAAAAGGGCGATTGCGATAGTAGAGAAGGAATTCCCGCGTAATTACGGGACATGTCAGGGTTTTTGGTGTCCCATTACATTCGCAGACGCTAAAAAGTGGTTGGACGCCTTCATAAATGAGCGCTTGAAGAGTTTTGGGACATATGAGGACGCAATTGTGGAGCCTGATGCTAAATATAAAAATGCGTTCCTTTTCCACTCAGGGATAAGCTCATCGCTGAATATTGGGCTACTTGACCCGAAATATGTGGTCCAGAGGATTTTAGAAAAAGGGAAGGGGGTCGCCATAAATAATATTGAGGGATTTATTCGACAGGTTATCGGTTGGCGCGAGTTTAGTCGTTATACTTACATCCACATATACAAAGAAATGACAACAACGAACTATTTCAAGGCGGAAAATAGGTTGAACCGGAGCTTTTATGATGGGACCGTCGGTTTATCTATATTGGACGCAACTATTAAAAAGGCATTCAATACTGGGTATCTCCATCATATCGAGAGGCTCATGATAATTGGAAATTTGATGAATTTGATGGGGATACATCCTGACGATGTGTATGCGTGGTTCATGGAATTCGCAGTTGATTCATACGATTGGGTCATGATAAACAATGTTTATTCAATGGCCCTGTATTCGGATGGGGGCTTGACGACGACGAAAGCGTATATTTCTTCATCAAATTATGAGATGGTTCGTAAGAGCGATTATAAAAAGGGGGAATGGTGCGATATATGGGATTCCCTCTATTGGTGTTTCATTGAGAAACACGCTCCCAAAATGAAGAAGATGGGTCGTTTTGGAGGAATACAAGTTTCGTTTTTTGAAAGAAAGAAAGCCGATGTAGTTAGAAAAATAAAAGATACTTATAAAAAATTTATGGCGGATGTTTTTCATTTATAAAATAATTATTTTTATCCTAAAATTGCGAAGTAATTCTTACTCCAAACAACTCAAAACAGATGCGCCCGACCACTTACGATTTCTCTTGTAAAGCCGGATGTGATTGAGAAATTCAGCAATCGTCGTTGAAGTCATGTTCCCGCGTTTAATTTCGCGGACATCACTCTCTTCATCTTTGTAATTGTAAATCTTGTGTTTCGGGTTTTTTGTGATTTTGATGAGAAGTCTCTCAATTTCATCACATTTCCCTCCGAAATACATCAAATTTACCAATCGAATCGTATCCACTTCTTGCTCACATTGAACAACTTTCGTGATTCTTCTTTCTTGGTCTCGAACATACATCGAGCCAAATTTGGAAATTGATGGCTTGTAAATACCATTTCTTTTTCTGAAAACGACCGATGACTTTATGCGACGACTGATAGTTTTCCTCTCCTCTTCCGCATCAATAATCCCGCAAACAATCTTCTTGAAATGTAGCGGAATAGATGAAACTAATTCATCATTAACAATGTGAATCGTATTGCGATTCACATTACAGCAATTGATGAAATGGGAGCAAAATCCTTGAAAGTCGCGTGTGATGCGGTCCGTATGTGAAAAAATGAAATGAGTGTCCTTATTTTCAAGAAGCGCATTCATAAGTTTCGTCTGTTTTACAACATCCCCGCCGGAGCAAGTTTCCTTGATAACAGATAAAACTTTGAATCCATTTGCCTTCGCATATTCTTTTGCTTTTTGAGCTTGGTCGTCAAGACTATGCGTCATTACGTTGCTCTGACGAGCGTAAATAACGGCTCCACTTCCAACTGACATTTTCAAAGAAGATAACTTGCTTAAAATATCATCTTCCGGTTTTGTTGAAGTTTTTTTTTTGATAACTACTTTTACTTGTTTGACCATTTTAGATATTGTATATATTTAATTTTTATAATTTTAAAAAATCAATTTTTCTTTGGGATTTCACTTCGAATTTTCGTCATACAGGATTTTTCCAATAAATGCGAGAAAACTCAGTGAAACAATTGACACACGAACCATATCCTCATTCGCAAACAATTCTGATATCAAGTCATTTTCATCTTCATTGATATATTTTGAATTAACTCCATTTTTCGCAATCCATTGGATGGTCCTCATAGTTCCAGCATAAGCCGAACCACTATCCGATAATGTCGCATATTTGTCCAATTTTCGATAAGGGGACTCAATGTCGGAATCAAAAATAAAACCGTTTTTTGGTTCATATAATGCGAGTTCTTTCCATATCAACTCCACTGAAACATTACACTCTTCTGCGATAGCTTCAACTCCTTCGTATGCCTCCTTGACCATTAATCCAGTGTATGAAATCTCGAGATTCTTTCTTAAACCGAAGCGATGCGCCCATGTTTGCTTTTTATTCGGATATAATTCGGCCCACATTATTTGCGCACTTGGTGGAAAATTTTTTGAATTTCCTCCATGAACGAGTTCTTCTTGTCTTCTAAGTCCAGTCATACTCATTTTTATATATCATATAAATGTGCAAATAATTTTAAACTATTTTTTACATATAATGGCGCAAATACATGCGATATGCGCGATTTAGTTCCTTATCAGACTTGCTATTATACAAATAGTGCGCCTGATACCGTTTTAGCAATACCTCTATTATTTCGGTCCGAAATCGATGAATTTTATCATACCATTCCCTTTCATCAACTGTTTCATCATAGTGGCCGTTATCAATATCCATGACAATATCGACTAATTGGTCCGTTTTAAGGTCGGAAGCCCGTCTGAAATAATAATTTGACATATTATATTTATAATTAGTGCGTGTTTTTTTAAGTTAAAAAATAGTCATTATAATAATATATGACAGAATCCTCTTACAAAGTCTTATCTTTCGATGTCGGTATAAAGAATCTCGCCTACTGTAAAATCGAGTTCTCAAAAGAAACGAAAACAATTATTCGAATAGAGGAGTGGGGCCTTATTAATTTGAAGTCGGACCCGTGGATTCCAGACCACAATGAAAAGCGCTGTATGGCCGAAGTCCGAAGTGGCGCTGTTTGCGGAAATTGCTCGAACTCGTGGATAATAAAGGACGGTGCCCGAAAGGAGTTGTGCCGTGTCCATTCGAAGAATTTTGATAAGGCGACTCCTGATTATTTTCCGTATGAGTTGCGCGATTTGAGTTGTGCATGTGGTGAGAAATCTCGAAAATTCCATACAAAAATAAGTGAGTCTATGATTCGGATATTTGGGTATTGTAATAAATGCGCGAAGAAGACGACCGAGCAACTGACGAAAATATGTGATTATATGAAGAGTGATGACACAAAGTTATATACGAACCTGTATGATGGCTTGAATGCGATTAAGATTGAGGATGTTAATGAGGTCGTGATTGAGAATCAACCGGCTTTGAAGAACCCGCGAATGAAATCTATCCAGATGTTCATTTATAGCTTTTTCTTCATAGGGGGTAAAAATGGGCGTTTGCTAGATTTGAATCAGGTCGTATTCTTCTCCGCCACGAAAAAGCTCAATCCTACAAATATTGTTGATAATATTTTAAAGAAGAATAAGAAGATTACAAATGAAGAACCAGTCCCAGCCCCATCCCCAGCCCAAGAGGAGGAACTATTGTCCGAATACAAAGCCTATAAAAAGAGAAAGAATGATTCTATTTTTATTGTGAGTTGTGTATTAGATGAAATGGATAACTGGAAGAGGTTCTTCCTGTCTCATCCAAAGAAAGATGATTTGGCGGACTCATTGCTTCAAGGAATCGCCCAATATAGTAAGCAGTCGCAATCAGTCTAATTTTTGATTTTACTCTTAGAATTTATTCCCCAACCGACCATCTTCTTGATTCTTTCGATTTCTTCCATATCTTCTTCTGGAAGCATCATTTCCCCATCAAGAATTCTCCTGAGGCCTCTTTTTGTAATTTTCTTATCACTTAACCACTGACTACCTAGAATAATCGCTAATTTTGCGTCCTCTTCTGCCTTTTTACGGGTATTTGACTCAGTATAATCAAATTGGTCGGCCCAACCCTCAAATTTTTCACGAATAACATCATCAATGTTGATTTCGTCGGAGTTGTATAAATCGCATAGCTGGTCATATTTTTCGATGGCGAATTTTTCGACAAAACATTCAAAATCAAGCATTTTCCAATTGTTTTTACATTTTAGCGTTTTGATGATGTTTTCCTTGATATTTACGACATTGTGATTTTCAGGGTGTTCTTCGTGATAATGGACCATTTTAATGAATTCGGGGAGACATGTTGAAGGATGGCTTATAAGTTTTTCGATTTGATTCGGCGTTATATAGTTGAGATTCTCGTGCCCATAAGCATTAATTTGTATATTTTGTTGATGAACACTTTGATCCAAGTGTTGATTAATTTGATAACTATAAGTATTCCCGATTTTTTTAGTTAGTTCTAAGACCTGACTCTCCAAATGGGAAATTCTTTCTTTATATAGAGACTCTTTTTGCTCGATGACATCATTCTTCTTCGATAAAATACTACATTTTTTTATGTGCTTATTGAGGTTGAATTTAGTGGAATACGTCTTTTTACAGTGTTCACATTCTAATAGATTAATACGGATTGATTCTTCTTCATTGGGGTCATCATCTTCTTCTTTATACACACAATTGTGCTTACTTGTAATATGCCGGTCATAATTGTATTTACGATCGAAGGTTTTTTTACATATTGAACATTTAAACATTATTATAATATTAGAATGTTTTTTTTATATTCTTTCGCATTTGCTCCTAAATTCTTACTCATTCCAACTACCATGATAATATTGGTTTAATAAGCGACTACGCAAAATATGATGGTTTGACTGAATAATTTCATATTTTTTCATGGTAGTCTGGAATATTTTAAAATAATATGGAATGTAAATTGAGCAATGAAAATTTATCTATATATAGATTAATGACGATATTTTCTTTGGGTGGTGCTTGTGATTTAGAGCATTTTTCAAGTTTAACTCAGATGGGAGGTAATTCAGAATATCAGGGGATTGTTCCAATGTCTAATTCCGGAGGAGAATTTGGAAATAGCTCATATAATTGGAAAAGTGATTCACGGGCAACAATTGATATGACCACGCGCGACAGCTCTTTATTCAATGCTGTCAGCGAGGGTGGTAATTCTGGAAATGTTAATTTTGGTCCGGATACATGGGGGTCATCCACGGATACATATGTATCAAGAAACCCACTATTAAACAATAATTTAGAGGAAAGAAATGTTCAGGAAAATAATGTAATTATGCCAAATATGAGACCGCAGTCGGCCTATATGCCAACGTCTAGAACCCAATTTGTAAAAAATGAGGATGAAAATGGACGTGATTTAGCTGTTGTTTCCAGAAAAAAACCGAAAACAATTGTTATCCCATTACCCCCGTATGATAAGAAACGGATACAAGAGGACCAAAAGAATATGTGGATATTTATAATTATCGCATTTATTCTTGTATGTGGAGGATTGCTCTACAAGACGAAATATGCGTAAACCTATTTCTTCATACGTTCGCCCATTTTAACGAAAATATCGAGCGCTAATATAATAAAAATTCCTATTATTATTATTATGAAAACTTCTTTCATTGAGTAGATTCCTGAACCAGTAGATGACATATTCCCAAAATTCTCTTGGATATTTCGCCGTTGGAGTTGGGGTTCTTCATTTTCCATAAAATTGCGGTATCTCGATTTCAGTTTCTGCTTGTATTTTTCTGCTAAATTAAGATATTTCTTATAGAGGAAATAGTCCTCGCTCGTTATGTAATTCTCGGACGATTTAATATTTCTTTGGCGATCGATGTATTTGATATCATTTGTGTTATCTTCTAAAAGGTCGAGGGCGCTATCATTATCATCATCATCATTAACTTCGACTGGATATGTATAATTGCGTTTTGCTTTATCGGGAAATGAAACTTGATAGGGAACAATATTGCTCTTTATCGTGTTTTTTATTGGATTTCCTCCATTATAGGAAGGAAAATATTTGTCTAAATCACCGGTTTCTTGATTATTAACTTTTGGGTATGTTCTCATATTTTCGGGAGGATTGGGTGGAACGGTTGATTGTTGAATGAGTGGTTGCTGTTGCTGTTGCGGTTGTTGATTTATTTTTTCAAAATATTTGGAGGAACTAAAATCACTTCCCCACGCTTCTTCTAATGAGCAGTATGTCATCTAATATTATTTAGAAAAAAATAAAAGGAATTAAATAATAAGTTTTTTATACACATACTATATAAAATGATGAAAATGGGGATGGATGAACTTCCTATCCATATATTTGGAATATTAATATTTATCATTTATTGTTTGGTTATTTTACTGTATATATCGAAGAAATATCGGTATTTTTTTATTAATCCGATTGTCCAGTTGATATTATTGATGGTTGGTATTCTATTGGCGACACATTGTCGTTTCTTTGGTATGTTATATTTAGTAGCCTATTCACTGACATATTATTTATTGTATAAAAAAGAGATATCAGAAGCATTTAGTGTAGTAGAAAATACATCATTTACCCAACTTCAAATTGAAAAAGATTCATTATTAGATGGATTGGAGAATAATGAAGATGAAGTTGATGGAGTTTGGGCGTGTAGTGTTTTAGGAAAAGAGATGGGATTAAATAAAGGATGATTTTCAATTAAAAAAATAATATATTTAATATTATAATGATTGAAGGACACATTATATTCAACGCGATTCTCTATTCTATCGTAATTGCTTATATTCTTTACATTAATTTTTCGGCTTATTATCAAACTGGAACCGGCTTTTTGAAGGCGCTCGTTAATTTATTTCAGAACTGGATATTTAGAACAGTGTATTTATTAATCGTTGGATTCTTTGCGCTCGATTTATTCCCATACGGCGGTTTTGTTTTAGCAATCTTGCTAACAATTGCTTTCTTGAATACGAATATGCTTGTATATAAGAAGGATGTAGAGGAGAGTTTTACTCAACAGCAAGAAAAAGATGAAAAAAAGAAGTTGCCTTCTGATGGAACTATTGGAGAAAATGTATCTGATAGTTCTATTCCTCCTTCTCCTACATCAGTTGGTGTTCAACCAACACAAGTTGTTCAACCTCCCGCACCTGCGAATGTTAAACCGATGATGGGCCAGCAACCGATGATGGGCCAGCAACCGATGATGGGACAGCAACCGATGATGGGCCAGCAACCGATGATGGGACAGCAACCGATGATGGGACAGCAACCGATGGGACAGCAACCTATAATGGGCCAGCAGCCAATGGGACAGCAGCCAATGGGACAGCCTATGATGAACACAACAGTCCAACCGCTAATGTAATTGACTAAGTAATATTATGTATATATTTTTATTTTAATAAAATAAAAATGAATGAAAATAGTCGTATATCATCCGTGATTGTATCCATTTTTTGTATTGGAATAATTATATTTATTTTATTTACGCAAATGGAAATAAGCACAATTAAATTAAAGTTGAAAGATGCTTCACTAATACTTATATTTATCGCTCTATTAGTATATATTAATGGTTATGAAAAATTGTTTTTAGTTTTATTATTAGTGTTTGTTATTTTCTATTTCACTCCGAGCGAATATACAAACAAAATAGTTTCATATTTTACACAAAAGAAATCAATATTGAAGAAAGTAAGGGTTGTTGAAGAGCAAGAGCAAGAACCCGAACAAGAACCAGATGAAGAATATGAACAAGAGGAACAAGATGAAGACCAAGAAGAAATAGATGATAATTATGATACTGAATCCCAAGCGAATACAGAAATAACAATTGATGATGATATTGAAAATGAAGATATACAAATAAATAAAATATCACAAAATAATAATAATGATTGATTTATTATTACAAACAATAGGAGTAAATAGAATATTTAATGGAGTCTCAACAATGGCGATTCAATTTGGTGGGCGGTATGTTTCCGCCGAAATTCCATCTAATATAGAACGAATATTCAGTCGCCCATTTTTTAGAAGATTATTTATTTTCTTCATTGCTTTTATTGCTTTTAGAGATATAAAAATCGCAATATTAGCAACACTTGTCTTTATAATATTATTCAATTATTTATTAAATGATAAAAGTAAAATCTATTTAGGAAAAATATTTAGATTACAGCCATTAGAAGAAATTAAAAAGGAAACACCAATAACCGCAGTCGAATTAGAACAATCAATTAATGTCATTCGCCGATATAACCAAAGTTTAGAACAAAAGAAAATAAATGTTTCGCAGTTAAAATAATTCTTTTTGCGTGTTATTTTAAATTCTTAAATCTTAACCCTATTAATGAGTATAAAAGTATTTCAGGATAGCGATACCAATACAATTAAATACAATGATAATATGAATGTTCCCAACCAGAATATTCGAATTATTCAGTCAAATGATAATTTAAAAAGTTCGCGATATAATAATAGTAGTTCTATGAGACCAAAATTAAATGAAGATAACAATCCAAAAGAGAATATGTTATTAAATGATATAAATTTACTGGGGAATCCCAAGAAGACGCGGGGGATGAGTTCATCAGAGGAAGAGACCGAAAATACATATACAACTGAATCCGAAGTTATGACAGAGGAAGATACAGGGGACGCCGACCGTCTTTTAGAAAATAATCATGAAGGCGACAGTGATGAAAATAACTTCGACCCATTTAATAATGATGAATCCAGTTCATCCGGAAGTGGAGGCGGTGAGACCAGTAATGAAGAGACTAATACTACAAGTCAGAGCGGAGAGGAAACAAATGCGACCGCTTCATCCCGAAGGCGCCCCCCTCAACGCCAGAAGACGATTGATGAAATTAATCAGGAGAAGCAGGAAATGCTTTATCGTTTAGAGCGGTTCGAGCAGAATGGATTTAAGGCGAGTCGGAAGTTCAACATGACATCGAATTATGATGATATTAAATTTGAGTATGAGAGGATTAAGAAGCAGAGGGATGTAGATAAGAGCATTAAATTCCAAAGGAAGATTCTGATGGCTGTATCTAGCGGTGTTGAGTTCTTGAATGGAAAGTTTGACCCCCTCAATATTAAGCTGGATGGATGGTCCGAGTCAATTTATGAGAATTTACAGGAGTATGATGAGGTGTTCGAGGACTTACACGAAAAATACAAGGAGAAAGTCAAAGTGGCTCCGGAATTAAAGTTGCTTATGATGGTTGGTGGAAGTGCCTTTATGTTCCATTTGACGAACTCGCTGTTTAAGAGTAAGATGCCCGGGCTTGGAGACATCCTTCAACAAAATCCGGAGTTGGCGAGAAATGTCCAACAGGCGGCGATGAACAGTATGAAGCAGAATGAAGCGAAGAGTGGAAACAGCGACCCACTTTTCGGGATGATGATGAATCAGGCGCAGGGGATGATGAATAAGAGAGGCGGTGGGGCTGGGGCTGGGGCTGGCCCACGAGAAATGCGTGGTCCAAGTGGAGTCGATGATATTTTATCGATGGTGAATAACCGGCCACCGACGCAATCAAAGCAAGAGGATACTATTAGCAGTGTGTCATCGCAGGAATCGACGAAGAAGCGCATTAAAATTAAGAAACCTTCTGGTAATGGGAACGGTAAATTCGTTTTGAATCTTCAATAAATATATATATAAAATTATGGGAGATATTTTTATATCAATTGCGTGTTATAGAGATTCCCAAGTTATCCCAACCGTTGAGAACGCATATAAAAATGCGAAACATAAGAACCGACTTTTTTTCGGGGTTTATGCTCAATTGGCGGATAAGGACGTGGAACTGAAATTTGATTGTCCGGCGACGCAGGTTCGCCTATTGGTTCATCCACACACGAATGCGCGGGGGCCAGTGTATGCGCGTTATATTATTTACAACCGGCTTTATCAAAATGAGGAGTTCTATCTCCAAATTGATAGCCACACGCGTTTTGTTCAAGACTGGGATGACCAGCTTGTTTGTATGTTGCGATCGCTTAGGGAGAATTGTGTGATTAGCACATATCCAGTGGGATACAGTTTGAAAACGGACCAACTCATGAAGACGGATAAAGTAAATATTATCAAATTGAAAAAAATACGGAATGGAGTCCCCGTCTTTTACTCTGTTCCTGTCAGATTGGAGCGCCCCGAGAAGAATCTTTTTTGGGCGGCCGGATTCAGTTTTTGTTATGGGGCCATTTTTAAAACGGTTCCATTCGACCCCCACTTAAAGAATATATTTTGGGGCGAAGAATTTCTGATGGCGCTTCGCTTTTACACGAGCGGGATAGAGGTTTATACGCCGGACAAAAATATTGTTTATACTCTTTGGGACCGCAACTATCGCCCGACATTTTGGGAACTGCGGAATATTGACGCGAAGAAGTTTGACGCCCACGGCCTAATCAGTTTTTTGCGCCTGTGTAAAATCGCGGGGTTTTATCAGTCGCGGATTGCGGAAGAGCGGGTATTTAAAGACCTTGAATTATACGGGAGTGGTAAAAAGAGGGGGGGGGATGAATTTTTGGAAGTGAGCGGAATAAAAGAGATGACGAAGGATGTGGTCTATTCAAAATACGTTAGAGAGTTCGTTGATAAAATTTAGGTCGCTATTACTTTTATCTAAAAATTAAAAATTATTTTATTGTATTATATGGAAGGTATTATTCAATTGAAAAATATAATAGAAAAATATTATATAGAAGATAAAGAAATATCACTTACGGATTGTTATCTTTTCTTTTTGTTTTTTTTACAGCGGTGTCAGTTAGTTTGTAATTTGTTGCGTTTACTTAACGTAGAAATGAGCGACTTATTCGCATTTTCAATAAAGTATTGTATAATGTATGAGAATGACTTCTCAAAGGTAATCCGGAAAATGTATACTTTTAAGAGGGAATTTGATAATGAGGAGATAATTGTCGAGATTCTGAAATTTATTAAATCGACGGAAGTTGTTCAGGAGAAATCGACAAAGTTGGTGGGAAAATTTGTGGCGGAACATAAGACGCGACTGAAAGTCATATTAAACAAATTTGGTTCAATAAAAGGGATGATGGACCAATATGACCAGAGCCTAATAAATGATAGCGATGTGTTTGGTTGTATCGAGGACAGTCTGGTTATTCAAACGAAGAAGGAAAAAGTTAGTCGGGAGATTGTTATGATTGAAGAGGAGTGGCGGATGTTTGATAAAAATGGGAATATACTTTATTCTATACTGCGGGAGTGGTATAAAATATAATATTATTTATAATTATGGAAGTAAGAAGAGTTGAAGGAAATAATTTAGTAAAAAATGTTGTTTATAATATTTATAAAAATGAGGGAAATGATAATGTTGGAGTATGTTTAGTTATAGGTGAAAATAACAGAAATAATAGAACCATAATAAGATTAAGAAAATTAATTGGAAATGATGAAATATCTTTAATTAAATCTGAAATATATGGAAAAAAACCAGTTAATTTAACTGGCGCTGATTTAACTCATTCTAATTTAACTGGCGCTGTTTTAACTGATACTAAGTTAAATTTTTCTAAGTTAACTGGAGCTACTTTAATTGATGCTACTTTAACTGATGCGAATTTAACTGGTTCGAATTTAACTGGTGCGAATTTAACTGGTGCTAATATATCTTTTTCTAATTTAACTCTTTCTAATTTAACTGGTGCGATTTTAACTCGTGTTAATTTATATTTAACTGATTTAACTGATTCTAATTTAACTAATGCTAATTTAACTGGCGCTACTTTAACTGATGCTACTTTAACTGATGCAATTATATCAAGAAACTCATTATCTGAATCCCAAACCGAAGAAGGAACTATTTTTGGACAACCAAAATATATAGAAGACCTAAGTGAAGAACAACTAAGACAAGAACAACGAAGACAAGAACAACGAAGACGAGAAATACTAAGGCAACAAAGAATAAATTTAAACAACAACAATAACAATCGTCATAGCAATAGAAGCAACAACCGCAACAGAATAGTTGATGGAAATGAATTAGTACAAAATTGTGTTTATAATATTTATAAAAAAGATGGAAATACTAATGTTGGAGTATGTTTAGTTAAATCTGAAAATAACAGAAATAATAGAACCAGAATAAAATTAAGAAAATTAATCGAAAATACTCAAATATCTTTAACTAAATCTGAAATATATGGAAAAAAACCAGTTAATTTAACTGGCGCTGATTTAACTGGAATTGATTTAACTCGTGCTGTTTTAACTGATGCTAAGTTAAATTTTTCTAAGTTAACTGGCGCTACTTTAATTGATGCGAATTTAACTGGTGTTGATTTAACTGGAGCTGTTTTAAATAGAAACGTATCAGATAAAATTAAAAATGTTATTTTAACTGGTGCTGACTTAACTGATGCGAATTTAACTGGCGCTGTTTTAAATAGAATCATATCAGGTAAAATTAAAGGAAACCCAATATTACCTTCCGGATATATATTAATAAATGGTTATATAATTGGTCAAAATGCTATTTTAACTGGCGCTGATTTAACTGGTGCTGATTTAACTGGTGCTGATTTAAATAGAATTGTATCAGGTAAAATTAAAGGAGAACCAATATTACCTTCTAGATATGTATTAATAAATGGTTATATAATTGGTCCAAATGTTAATTTAGTTAGCGATGATTTAACTAATGCGAATTTAACTGGTGCTGATTTAACTGGCGCTGATTTAACTGCCGCTGATTTAACTGGCGCTAATTTAACTAATGCGAATTTAACTGACGCTGATTTAACTGGCGCTGATTTAACTCGTGCGAATTTAACTCGTACTGATTTAACAGGTGCTGATTTAAATAGAATCATATCAGGTAAAATTAAAGGAAACCCAATATTACATTCTAGATATGTATTAATAAATGGTTTTATAATTGGTCCAAATGTTAATTTAGTTAGCAATGATTTAACTAATGCGAATTTAACTGGTGCTGATTTAACTCGTGCGAATTTAACTGGTGCGAATTTAACTGGTGCTGATTTAATTGACGCTGATTTAACTCGTGCGAATTTAACTGATGCTATTTTAACTGGCGCTGATTTAACTGGTGCTGATTTAACTGGTGCGAATTTAACTGGTGCTTATTTAACTGATGCTGATTTAACTCGTACTGATTTAACTCGTACTGATTTAACTGATGCTACGATATATAGTAATGAATTATCCGAAGAACAAATAAGGAAAATTATAGGACGACCAAAATATATAGAACCATATTTTAATATTAGCAAAGAATTATCAAATGGAAACAGAATTTCCAAACATAATGGAAAAAAATTAGAAAATACGAATACAAAAACACAACACGGAATAAGTTTTACAAGATTATTCGATTTTCTTTTACAAGAAGAAAATCAAGAGAAAATCAAGAGAAGATTTAGAATTGGTGGAAAAAAAGGAGAAGAAGGAATTGATGCTGGTGGTCCTACACGAACTATTTTTCAAAAGTGTTATGAAGTATTTATGGAAAGATATTTTTATCCATATGAAGCAGAAGATAATAGTAATTATGTAGTTCTTAAAGATTTAAGTCATGAACAATTTGAACAATTTGAAGAATTTGAAAAAGCATGTAAGTTTATGATTTTATTAGCTAAAAAAGTAGAAGGTCAGTCAGGACAACCATTTCAAATATTAATACCAATAAATTTTCTTTTGTTTCAAGTTTTAATATTTGAAGGAAATCCAGAAACATTTTTTGAATTAGGAAACAAAAATAAATTTTTTGGTAAAAGAGAAAATGGGAGTTATTCAAATCAACATAAATTAAATAATCCGTATAATTTTATTGCTAAAAATAATACTAAAAATAATAATAATCAAAATAAAGTATCAAAATTTAATAAACTCGAAGACGTTGAACAACAAAAGTTAATGTTTTTAATGTTATTAGAACAAAATCGTATACACAGAAGAAGCCATTATGAAATAATGAAAAGATTTGTTGATGAAATTTTTAAACCGAATAAAAAATATTTTACTATTGAGATTGATTATAGTTATGATGCATTTGTAAAAAGATTAAAATTTCAATTAAGTGATGAATCGCGTAATAGAAATTTACAATCATTTAAATCTTTAGAGATAGCACGTAATCCACTTATAAAATTATTATTAGATTATATTAAAGTATCTAATGATTATCGAATGGTAATGACCTCTTATGTTTGTGGTTCTTTTTGTTATGCAGGAGATATAAAAATAGTAATTCTTACTGGTCCTTCAAACGTTCCATTTCAATCACATACATGTTCAAATGAATTATGGGTTTATATTAATCCAGAAGTTCCAAGAGCATTTAATTGGGTGTTAAAACAAAATATAAATAATAAAAATAATATTTTTTCTCCAATTGAGAAACTATATAATGTATTTTTAGATAGAACGACTCAAATAATGTAATCAAAAAAGCTAAACTTATTTTTCCTCATCTCCACTGCTAACCGCGACATTCCTGATTTCCGAGATGGAATGAACTCCTCTGCTCCAAGTATAAAATAAAAATCCCGCAAACATTCATAAACTTGTTTGTATTTATCCTTGGACCCGTAATGTAGATTACCAATATTTGGCGGAGGTAATGTATTTTGAATAATTGTTATGTCCGCAGGTAGTTCAGTTGCGATTTGTCCCTTCGCGGTCGAATCATCCGTTGCCAAATAAAATGTCTTTATTCCCGTTTTATTTATTGTTTCCTTGATTTTGTCGATGAACTCATTGATATCATGTTTCATGTCAGTGTTTCTGAAATGACCGGCAATATATTTTCCCTCGATTTTCTTTTCATTGTCCAAATCATCTCTTATTTTTTTAACGACTTTAATATTCTTTATTTGATAACTCCCAATTGTTCCCGCGTAAATAATTACATCATCATTCGTATCCCAATCAACAATTGATATATTTCTTCCTCCAATGAAATACTGTCTATTTATATATTTTGCGGGGACCCCTCTTATTTCGTCGCCCACTGGACATTCATCATCGTATGTGTCCGAGTAATTAAGAGAAGCGTCATCTATGAAAAATATGCGACTGAAATCCATCATAAAAGCGCTGTGATTCGCGCAATCAATAATGAGTTTTCTATTAGTCTCCTTCGCCTTTTGAATACAAAAATGGATTCCTTTGAGCATATGGACGAGACCGCCAGTTGCTTTGTAAATAATATATTTGGGCATATATTATTTAATTATTATTATAATTTGCGAAAAACTTAATTATTTCATCTTTGAAAAAACATTCGTTTTCGGAATGAAATCATTAATTGCGCGAAATTTCTGGTCCTGAATTTGTTTCTTCTTACTCTCCTTTGGTTCCCCCTTGAAATGAATCGTAAAATTATCATCATTCGCAGGGGAGTCCGTCGTCCCCATATTTAAATTAATGATTTTCTTCGTAGTCGGTTTCCGATTTGAGAAGACGCCTAAACTTTCTCCTGTATGTGGCGTCTTCATATCGAATAGGGTTGGCGAATTCTTGGGCTTGTTTTCAATCGCCAACATATTGAGAGTCCCGCGGTCGTTCTCGATATGGAGCATCGATTCAAAGTCGGTTTTCCCCCATATTATTTGAAGACAATTCGGATAAAAATATTTAATATTAAAACCGTTCTGTTTTAGCCGGAAAATGACATATTGGATACAATTCGCAAAATTATATGTGGGCTTTCCAACAATGAAATCGGGGACAATAAAAATACTAAATGGGTCATCTCTTAATACCGATGTTTGAACTCGATGAAAACACATTTCGAGAACATCCTCATATATTTTTAGACGGCCCTTCTCCCGCTCATGGATAAACTTTTTTATTTCACTAACATTATACATAATTTTATGATTTATTTTTTTTTCGTAATTCCATCGAAAAAAAAGTGATATACAAATTAATGAAAAAAATACCGAAAATTAAAAAATTAATCCTCTCCGGAGGGGGAATAAAAGGGATTGCGATTGCTTCCGCATTGGAAACCCTCGACGATAAAATCAAGCTCTTTTCAACAGTCCGAGAAATAATTGGGTCATCAATTGGGGCCTATATCGCATTTTTCATCTGTATTGGCGTCAGTTTAAGAAAGATTCGTGTCATCTTCGAAAATATCCGTTTAGACCAGTTTCAAGAGTTCGACATGAAAATGTTCATCTCTAAGTTCGGCTTTGATGAAGGTATCAAAATGATGAAATTTGTTAAGGCTATTATCCAGACACAAGGTGTTGACCCCAATATTACATTCCGACAGTTGAAAAAAATATCGAAATATAGATTGATTATAACGGCGAGTAATATTTCGCGGTCGGCCCCGAAGTATTTCTCCGCAAAAGAAACCCCCGATTTTCCAATTCTGACCGCATTACGCATTTCGGGCGGTTATCCATTCGCATTCACTCCCGTTGAAATCGACGGAGAACTCTACTCCGACGGGGCCATTATTTCGCCAATCGCCGCAAATGTTATTACAAAGAAGGACCGCCGACGGACACTTGCGATTCTATGTAGTCGCCCAACTAGTCAAACTAATATAGAATCAATATATCAATATATTCTCAACGTAATATATTGTATTGTAGATAGCTTAACAGACCAACTCGCTAAACAGTTAAAGCATAAAGTAATCATTCAATCAACTGTCCCGTCAATGAAATTTAACATAACTGAGGAAGAATGCGCCCTATTAGAAAAGACCGGCGAAGACAGCGCAACGGAATGGCTATCTAATTATGCGTTATCAGAAAGGAATGTTTCAATAGCTTCCGCAGTTCTTGGTCCCTCATAATCAACATATTTGTCATCTTTGGGATTCTGATATAATCGAAGAGACGGGAACCCTTGAACTCCAGCCTTCGAAGCAAATTCCTTATGGTCATCACAATTAATCATAACCACATTCTTATTCG